TCATCCGGCCCTTCGTAGTTTCGCTCGACTGTCGCGAATGCGACGCAGGCGCTTCACGAGCACCGGTTCCGCTGCGAGTGCGTCCGCCTCGTCGAGGAGAGCGGTGAGGATTTGGTAGTAGCGTACCGCCGACATGCCGAATTGCTCGCGGATGTCATTCTCTTTGCCGGATTGCGTTGCGTAGAAGCGCTTCTCGAAGTCGAGGATCGCGCGCTGCTGATCGTTCATGCGCCCCACTCACTTCCCTCGGGGTCGGCGGCGTGGATCTCGCGCTCCCATTTCTCGTCGAGAATCTGATTCTGCGTCGGGCCCGGCCTGCATGCCCACACCTCGAGCACCTGGCAGGTCTTTGGGTCCGTCCATTCAGTCCACATCAGGGCTGCCTCCGTTTCAGTTCGTCGTCGATGTAGCGGCGCTCGTCGGCCGTCAGACCTTGGATGCGTGCGATGACCATGTGGACGTCGCACCACAGCTCGCCCGCGGTCTCCTGGCCGACGTCTAAACGCGTCCAGATCAGCGCGTCGAGTAGCGCCTCGATGGGGATCAGTCGTCGCGACGCGATCTCGTCGACGATCCGTTCCTCCGCTGAGAAGCGGTCGTGCGGGTTGCACTCGGTGCCGCGCTCGCGGTGCACCAGCTCGTGGGTCAGGACCGACCTACGGCCGGCCTGGTCAAGGCCTCGATGGAGGTATATCCCGTCATCCGTCCAGACGCCTTTCAGGTCGCCCGGAAGGTAGTACCGACAGGTCACCGACACGTCGGGATGTGTGTCCCTCAGCGTTCGCCACGGATGCCATCGAGTCATGCCGAAGAGTCTGTGGGAGGGGTCCGACAAACTACACGGCTGTAGTTTCTTGACCTGCGATGCAGCACGCAGGATTCATTCAATCGACCTACTGGTCGTCGGGATCTTGCGACTCGTCCTCGGGGCGGGGCGGCTCCGGATAGAGGCTCGCCTCGCTGTCGGGGAATCGCGAAGCCGCCAGTGCTTTGCGCGGGTCGAACGGCGGCATCCCGTCAGGCCAGTCGCCTTGATTCTCGTCAGTCCCGTCTGTGGGCTTGACGAGCTTCATGGGGGGTTTGCGGACTTCCGCGCCGCCGCCTGGGCCGCGCTGCTCCGTGCTGCCCGCTTCCGTCCGCGGTTCCTGCTCTTCGTCATCATGATCATCCTTCGTGTCAGCGAAATGCCGGTCGGCGATTGCTGCGATCTCGAACGACGCCTGGGAGCGGGTATACATCGCCACTAGCTCGCGGCTGACGCTTTCGATGGACTCTCGGGCCGAGGCTGGAAGGTCGCCGGCCAAGGGGAGGGTCAAAGCGTGAGGGTCGTTGCCGACCCCAACAGACAGCCCGAGTGCACGGGCAGCCGCCATCACGACGTCGGTCACAGAGACGCCCAATCCCAGCGCCAGTCCACGGATCGTGGGCGGGTCAGGGAAGTTGCGCTGCTGCTTGGTTGCGAGCTGGTGAAGACGCTTCGCCGTCGGCGTGCCGCCGCAGTCCTGAGACAGCCGCTCGTAGGAGCGGGTGCCCTTCCGGTCCGCGATCAGCTCGCTCAGGGTTCGTTCTTCGATCACGGGAGCAACCGTCGCTTGTCGCTGGATGATCTGTCCACCTGGCGATCTTAGGCAGTGCGTAACCCAGATGACCAGTTGCGCGTAGCGGTTACGCCTAACTACTGATCAGAGAATTTTCCGGCATATGCCCACACCAGCGCCGCGACAGCAAGATAGGGCTTGACGTGTTGCCTAGCAATGGGTAATGATTCACCGCGTCATGCTTGACAGAACGCCTAACGAGGGGTGAGGATATGCAGGTCACAACGACACAGCGCCGTCGAATCAAACGAAGGAGGTGGCCAGTGGGAATGCGAATGAAGCTCGTCGCACGTGACGCGTTGCTCGATCGGATGATCCGCAAGGATTTCTCCAATCGACGTCTGGCGAAGTACGCCGAATGCGCACCCGGCACGATCGACAATCTGCTCAGCGGGCGCACACAGGCGGTCAACAAGCCGCGAACGGCAGAGCTCATCTGCGAGGCGTTGGACGTGCCACTCGACGTCTTTTTCGTGCCCGAAATTTCAAACAATGAGCGGCACTCCGCCGCTCGTCGCAAGGTGCCGGCTTGATGGCTGTCATCCGCGACGACTCCGTACGGAACCACTTCGTCTATCGGGCTTTCGACGCAGAGGGTCGGTTGCTCTACATCGGCTGCACTCAGAACCTCAAAGCTCGCTGGCAGCAGCATCGATTCGCGAACTTGCACTGGGTTGTTCAAACGCATCGGCTCAAGACGGTCGGACCGCTCTGTTATCGAACGGCCAGGGCCGTTGAGAAGGCGGCGATCGCGTCCGAGAGTCCTCGCTATGGGTGGACGCCAGAACGCGGACAGCGGCTTGCCCGCAAAAGGGCATGGGTTGAGCAACGGCGACGCGAGTTGATGTCAGGGAAACGGCCGTGGGAAATGGAATTCGACGACTATTCCGCAATCTGCGACAAGGCCGAGGACGAGGCCAACGGGCGTTTTCCGAATCTATGGAACTCGGACAACCACCCAACAAATGGAGTTCCCGAGCGCTATCAGCCGTACCTCCCATACGGCGACTTGGCGCTCATCAACTGAGAAAGCCGCCACCTGAGGCAACAGGTGACGGCTCACGACACAGATTGGAGATCAAATGTCTGACCTGACTCTACCAATGGAGTCGACGTTCGACGCGCTGCAGCGCTCGGACGGCACTTGGTCGGCGCGCGACCTGATGGCCCACCTCGGTTACGACCGATGGGAGAACTTCGAGTCTGCAATCGACCGCGCCCGATTGACAGCAGAGAACCAGGGGCACCGCTTCAACGATCTTTTTCGTGGCGTCACGGAAAAGTCCGGCGGCCGACCACGATTCGACTACCGGATGACTCGGTTTGCCTGCTACCTCGTCGCGATGAATGGCGATCCGCGCAAGCCGGAGATCGCAGCGGCTCAGTCGTACTTCGCGATCAAGACGCGCGAGGCCGAGACCGCGACACCGGCGCTCACGCCTGCCGAGCAGATGGCGCGCGGACTGATGGCGGCGCAAGAGCTGCTCGCTGCGAAGGACGACCGCATCGCCGAGCTCGAGCCGAAGGCGGAGGCGTATGACGAGTTCCTCGACTCCGACGGCTACTACTCGATGCAGGCCGCCGCAGCAGTTCTCGGCTATGGCCAGAACATCCTGTTCCGGGAGTGCAGACGTGCAGGCATCCTGCAGGGCAACAACCTTCCGTACCGGCGCTACATCCATCACTTCGACATCAAGATGGGCACCCGCCTCAATCGAGCGGGCGAGACTGTGCCGACGTTCACGACGAAGGTTCGCCCGTCTGGGCTCGACTTTCTCCGCAAGAAGCTCGCGGCTGCCGAGGTGAACGCATGAGTGTCGAATCCCCTTGGCTCACCGTCGACGAGGCTCGCGCCTATGCCCGTTGCGGGAAGCGCCAGATGTACCACGCACTCCACACCGGCGAACTTGTCGGTACGCAGCGCAAGCGCCCGCAGGGGACGTGGCGGATTCACCGCGACGATCTCGATTCATGGATGCGGGGGGCCAGCCCCGAGCGGACCGCCACGAAGTTGAAGCGAGTCACGCCGGAACCGCGCCGACTCAGGAGGACCGCATGACCACCATCGATCTCGACCCAACTCCTGTGCGCACTCTCGATCCCGACAAGATGTCGTTCGAGGAGATCGAGGCTGCGCTCGACTCGCTCCCTGTCCGCGCGGTCGTCTCGTGTGACGCCGTCGACGAGCCGGGTGTGTTCATCAAGCCGGACCCCGCCGAGTGGCCGACGTTGCCGGCCGGGAGCTGGATGGGTGCGGGCAGCTTGAAGCCGTACACGTCTCGGCTGGTTGCGCGGTACTGCGGGAAGCTGACGGTGCTGCGATGAAGCAGCTCAACCTCCCCTCCGCAATCCTGCTGTCCCTTGCGATCTCGGCTGTCCTGTTTGTCGCGGCGATCGGGCTGTTCATCGGTCTCGGCGAGTTGGCGAGGTGGTGGCTGTGACCGCCATCGACGTCGCCACCGATCTCGCGCCCGGCGTTCGTGTACGTCGCTGGCCGTGGACTCGCGGCACGGTGACGCGTCCGCACGAGTTCTGGGGCTGGTTCGTCAAGTGGGACGGCGACCACCAGGAGTCGGGCCCCTATCACGACGACGACCTGCAGCCCATCCGAAGCCACCCCGCTGACACACGCACATCGCGTGCTGGCGCGGGGTCCACGGCGCCGAGTAGTGCATCGCCACTGCTCGGCGCCCCAAACGAAACGAGAAGCGAATGAGCGACATTCTCATCACCAAGATCCGCACCGGCGGCAACCAGATGATCCGCGCGGACGTCAAGGGTCGAACAGGGCACGACACGTTCATCAACGTGTCCGCTCCCGGTGTGGACGAAGCGATCCAGGTTGCCCGTGACTACGAGACGAAGTACGGGGCCATCGCTGACGAGCTTGAGCAGGTCCGCGCGCAGGGGGTGGACTGGTGATCGCAACCATTCCCAGCCTGCCGGGTGCACCGTCCGTCGTCGAGCTGAGCCGGATGACGGGGCCACGGGAGTCGATGTTCGGCGGCGAGTTCGAGTGCTCGCTGTCCACCGGCGAGACCGTGTTCGTGTTCGCCGACGAGATCGAGGTGCAGCCATGAACGGTCACCTCACCGTCGACCGCGGACGCATCGTCGAACCGCGTCACCTCACCCTCGTCGTGTCGAACGACTGGCCCGACGAAGCCGACACCGATGTCCATTACGCCGACGACGGCAACCCCATCGCCGCCGCAGCATGGAGCGCCGTCACGACGCTCGCGCTCATCGGCTTCATCGGCGGCCTGATCTGGGCGGTGATGTGATGCCGCACTTCGACCACGCCGACGGACTGACCGACCCCGTCCGAACTTGGGACGACACAGACGAAACCGACCGCGCCTACGAGCGCTGGATCGACGAAAAGCTAGGAATCACACCATGATCGAACTCCCACCAGCCCCAGCGTGGCTCGACGACGCGGCCTGCCGCCAAACCGACGCCGAAGCGTTCTTCCCGGAAGGCCACTCCGCCGGACACGACGCGGCCTACGCGAAACGCGTCTGCGGAGGCTGCCCCCTCCACGCCATCATCGGATGCGCCAAGAGTGCGGTCGAAGCGAACAAGGACTTTCACATCGTCGGCGTCTGGGCTGGCCGTTTCCTGCCGTACAACAGTCGATCTCGTGACGGCGCACTGCGCGACATTCACGCCATCGCCGGGGTGCCGTACGAGCCGAGCACGCGTCGTACTGACACGAACTGGCCGAGGCCGTGCGTCAAGTGCCGCCGACAGATGCGTCAGCGCAACACTTCCGCCGAGCATCATCCCGGCACTGTGAAGCATCGGTCCGACGATTACTGCGACACCTGCTACAAGGCCCGCGCCACCGGCAACGAGGCGGGCACGTTCATCAAGGCGGTGTCGGCATGACGCGCCGCATCGACGAACACGTCCACCACGACACCAGCGAAGAGCAGTACGACAGCCGGCACCGGCAACGCCCGAAGTCGCTGGCCGAGTGGGACGTCGAGTGGGCGCGGCAGGAACGCATCGAGCGGACCGTCGCCAAGCGTGCCCGGAATCGGGTAGCGGTATGACGCTCACCGCAACCGATCTGTTCGCCGGCGCGGGCGGCTCGTCGGAAGGTCTCGCGCAGGCAGGATACGACGTCCGCATCTGCGCGAATCACTGGCAGACCGCGGTAGATACCCACCAGGCGAATCACCCCGACACTGAGCATCGCGTCGCGAACCTATCCGAGACCGACTTCCGGTCGTTCCCTCGCACGGACATCGCATGGATCTCGCCGTCGTGCGTCTGGCACGCCCGATCGGGCGGACGGAAACGACCATCCGCCGAGATCGAACGGCAGCGGGCCGATGCCGGGGCGATCGATCGGGCGACGGCGTTCGCTGTCATTGCGGCCACGGAGGTGCACGGCTACGAGGCGGTCATCGTCGAGAACGTGCACGAGTTCGCCGCGTGGTCGCTGTACCCGTGGTGGCTACAGGGCATGGAGCAGCTCGGCTACCAGGCGCAGGCACTCTCGCTGAATGCGGTCGACTTCGGACTGCCGCAGCACCGCGAGCGGCTGTTCATCGTGTTCTCGCGCGGCGGCGACGTCGACCTGCGCATGCCGACGATCGCTCGCGTGCATGCTGATTCGATCCTCGACAGCAATCTCGGCAAGCCAGTCACGCGGCGGCTGTACGTCACGCCGCAGATCGAGCAGATCGAAGGCCGCGGTGTCACGCATCTGGTGACGTACCGACGGAACGCGAAAGCGCGCCGCGCCGACCGGCATCCGCTCGCAACGATCACCGCCGGTGGCAATCATCACGGCATCGCGACGCTCACCGAGGAGGGTCCACGGTTCCGCATGCTCACCAACCGCGAATGCGCACGAGCTCAGGGATTCCCGGACTCATACCAGTTCGCGGGCGGGCCGTCCGACGTCAAGAAGCAGATCGGCAACGCGGTCCCCGTCAACGTCGCGCGCTGGCTCGGCGAACGCGTGGCCGCGCACATCACTCAGCAGGAAGTCGCAGCATGACCAAACTCGAACCAGGTTCGCCAGAGTGGACGCGCACGATCACGGCGTCGAAGATCCCGGGCATTCTCGGGATCTCGCGGTGGACGTCACAGTACGCGCTGTGGCATCAGATGGCCGGCAACGTCGTCGAGCACGTCTCGGAGGCGAAGCAGGAGAACTACGACTACGGGCACGCGGTCGAGCTGGCTGCCGCCGAGTTTTGGAAATACCGGAACCCCGGCTGGCGAGTCTCACGCGGCGAGGTGCAATTCACCCGCGACGAACTGCCGTTTCCGAACGCGGCAACGATCGACCGACGCGGCTCCCGGGGTCGCGCTCGCCGCATCGTCGAAGTAAAGACCGCTCGCAGTCTCGAGGAGTGGGGCGACGACGGATCGGGCAACGCCCCGGCCGACTATGTCGCGCAGGTGATCTGGCAGCAGTTCATCACCGGCTGGCACGTCCCCGCCGACATCGTGCTGTGGCCGCAGTACGGGATGCCGCGCATCTACACGATCGAATACGACTCGCGCATCGCGGATGTCGTCGTCGAAAAGGCGCACGCCTGGCATCGATCGCTCGTCGACGGTATCGAACCGGACCTCGACGACACCGTCGCGACGTACGAGACCGTGAAGCAACTGCATCCCGACATCGACGGCAGCACAGTCGAAATCGACGCCGATCTCGCGCTGCAGTACCTCGGCTGGAACCAGGAACTCAAGCAGGCCACGAAGACGATGACCGGCCTCAAGTCCCGGCTCCTCGACGCCATGGGCGACGCCCAATACGCCACCTGCAACGGCGAAAAGATCGCCGACCGCCGGCCCACACGCGGCGACTCAGTCGCCCTCTACGCCAACACCAAACTCGACCTCGCAACACTCAAAGGAGTACAAGCAGCATGACCAGCAACGAAATCGCCACCATCGTCGACGACGAGGCCAAGTCGCTCGAGATCTCGCGCGCGGCCGGACTGTCCAAGCTCCACGAGCACACCCGCGCCAAGGCCGAAGCGTTCGAGTATGCCGAGTTCGTCACCTCGACGGGCATGTGCCCGGATATCTTCCGCGGCAAGCCGAAGGACGCGACCGTCGCGATCCTCCGCGGCGCGATGCTCGGCTTCGACCCCGACGCCTCGCTCGAAGCGCTGTTCGTGATCCACGGCAAGGTCGGCATGTATGCCCGCGCCAAGTATGCCGTCGCCATGTCGCGCGGCGCGACCATGTACGAGGTCGAAGCCTCCGATGCGTCGGTGACGTGGGCGGGCACGAAACCCGGCGACGACCAGGTGCAGTCGGTGACGTGGACGATCGAGCGCGCACAGAAGGCGAAGTACACGAGCAATCAGAAGTACCAGACCAATCCGCAGCAGATGCTCCGCGCGAAGTGCCAGTCCGAACTCGCCGACCTTCTCACCCCGGGCGCACTGCTCGGTCTCATCGACGAGGTCGACCGTGACGTGCGGCCGCCGGTGAAGGTGAAGTCCGAGCGAATCCGAACGGGCACATCCGGCCTCGGCGACGCCCTCGGTATCAACACCGACGACGTCCCGGATGTCTCCGGCCACGCGTCCGTCGAGATGGCGACGAAGGACCAGCTCGCGACGATCCACGCGTCATTCCAGAGCAAGGAAGAGGGCCTCGCCTACCTGACCGACGTCGTCGGCCGCGAGATCGCTTCGACGCAGGATCTCACCCGCGACGAAGCCGCGAAGGTCGTCGACGAGCTCGCCAAGGTGAACGAGCCAGGCAACGGCGGTGAGCCAGCATGAGCCTCGTCGACGACCAGCTCGTCCTGTCCGAGAAGCGCGCCACCCTCGCATCGGAGGCGCTGTATGACCGCGCCAGTGGCACGCATGCCATGGTCGAAGCTGCTCTTGCGCAACGCGACGCCACCCACGCGCTCGCCCTCGTGGGGCAGGACATCGCGACAGCTCTGACTGCGATGACCGCCGCAATGGCGCCGCGCAACGCCCCCGCCATCAGCGTCAGCAAGCTCGCCGGCGCGATCCGTGACGGCTACCGGGCCGCGCCATCGCCCGTCGACCACGAGGAATACATCGCACGGTTCGTGCTGGGCACGCTGGGAATCGAGGCAGTCGCATGACCAACTGCCCGTTCTGCAAGCGGATCGACGCCTATGACTACGAGGAGTCCTACAACCAGTTCGTCGTGCGATTCGAGCCGCTGAACCCGGTGACGCCGGGGCACATGCTGTTCGTGCCGACTGAGCACTGCGAGCATCGGACGTCGCTCGGCACTGAGGAGATCCGTGCTGCGGTGAGTTACGCACACAGCTACGCGCGCCATCGCGACGACGATTTCAACATCATCACATCGTCGGGCAGCAGTGCCACACAGACCATCCCGCACATCCACGTGCACTACGTACCGAGGCGGCCGGACGACGGACTGGCGCTGCCATGGACCCCGAAAGTGAGCCTGCCATGAAAGTCACCCTGTACTCGCAGAAGAACTGCATGCCGTGCGCGGGCACGAAACGCGCACTGATCGATGTCGCATCCGCGCCTGACGCCGCTGATCCGATTCTCGAGCTCGGCTACCGTTACCGGCCCGACAAGATCGAAGCCCTCGCATACCTCGTCGCGGACGGGAGAGGCGCATGAGCGACACCCTGTTCGAACCCGAGTGGGAGTCGGTGCGCGCCGAGGATCTCGTCATCAGTCTGCACCGTGGCCGCGTGATGGTGGTGCGCGGTGAGCGGACGACGTTCACCGGAACCTTCGTCGGCACAGACGAGCTCGGCCTGTACATCGACATCTACGGACGGTCCACTGACGGCAGATCGTCGAAGTACATCAAGTTTCGTCCAGGTGACACCGTCCAGGTCATGACGAAGGGGAGTGGCTCATGATCACCGTCATCACCTGCTCGGTCGCAGATTGCGGCAGACCGAAGCGGACCAAGGGTTGGTGCCAGAAGCACTACATGAGATACGTCCGAACCGGCAGTCCAAACATCGTCCGAAAGATTCCGAGGCATCTCTCGGCGATCTGCTCAGTTGATACCTGCGACCGACCGACCCGGGCGCGTGGATGGTGCCACGTTCACTGGCGGCGATGGAAGTGCAGTGGCGACCCTAACGCGGGCCAGCTACATCGAGACGAAATTTCCGAAACCGATCGCTTCGATCGCTATGTCGACCGCTTGGCCTCGGGTGGATGCTGGGAATGGACCGGAGTGCTCACGCGGTCCAGCAGTGGCGGTGGCTACGGGAAGTTTCGATCAAGCGGCAAAAGTGTTTTGGCGCATAGGTATTCCTACCTCAGACACGTTGGCCCGATACCCGATGACCTCCAACTGGATCATCTCTGCCGAAATCGGAAATGCGTCAATCCTGACCATCTCGAGCCAGTAACCCCTATGGAGAACATCCTGCGAGGAGAGAGCTTTAGCGCCATGAACGCCAAGAAAACGCATTGCATTCATGGCCACGAGTTCAGTGCGGCGAACACGAGAATTTACTACCACGCCGGGCGGCCGCATCGAGCCTGTCGGCATTGCGCCCGGAATAGAACACAGACTGCGAAGGCGGGAAAAGCATGACCGTGACCGTCATTACTTGCAGAGGCATTTCGGAAAAGGTGGGCCAGAACATGCTCACCGACGTCGTCAAGCGCCTGGACCCGAGCAAGTTCCGTGTCCGCGAACTCGACTACTCGGCTTCGTACGGCCAAGTCGGCGGCAACGAGGCGTTCGGAATCTCGCAGGCGTCGGGCCGAAACATGCTCCTGTCGATGATCGACCAAGACCCGAACCCTGTCGTCCTGCTGGGCTTCTCGGCCGGGGCGAAACTTGCTGGGGATGTCGCTGCTGAGATCGCTGGCGGCCGCCACCCGCGCCTGCTCGTCCTCGGCTGCGGCCTGATCGCCGACCCCGCTCGCCATGGCGGCCAGATCGTCGGCCAGGACCGCGGCGGCTACGGCATCACCGGAAATCGCTGGATCGGAACCGCCAAATTCCCGGTGTGGCAGTTCTCGGCGCCAGGCGACCCGATCTCGGAACTCCCAGCAGGAAATCCGCTCCGCACGTTCGCCGACCTCACCGAATACTGGGGTCCGGATCAGGCGCGCTGGATGCAGGAACTCGCCGACCGTGCAGCACGGCGGCAGTGGCAGCGCTGGTGGTCGATCGAGAACTGGCGCACCTGGTCGGGCGCCCTCGACTGGACCGGTAATTACCTGTACCGGCAACGCCACATCCGCTACGCCGTCGAAAACATGGCCGGCGAAAACATCACCTACACAGCGCGACTCGCGCAACTGGTTGGGGGTCTGGCATGACCGCTGATGTGTCACCCGAAGCCATCATCGCGGAGCACCGACCGTGCCCGTGGGTTCACAAGGATGTGCCCTGCGCATACCCTGCGGGCCACGAAGGACGGCATAGCGGTCGCGAGCATGACCATCACGTTCGCATCACCGAGAGCGGGATCGAGTTCTTCTGCACAGGCGACCGGATCTCGAGATGCCACCAGTATCCAGACTGTGACTGCGAGGCATGGGACAACGATCACGAAGCCGAGTATGGGCATCCATTCGTCGCGCACGACGAGTGCTGGATGCAGGCATGGTTCGACAACGACTGCGTATGCCCGAGCCACGACTGCCTGGACGAACACGAAGGCGAATACAAGCCAGGAATGTGGGGACCGGTGACGGCTTCGTTTAACGAGGACTACGTCGAGTGGGAGTTCATCGATCCGACGAGAGGGGCTGCGTCATGACCGAAGTCGAGATCATCGCGGAGGTGGCCCGTGGTCTCGCGGACGCGGCTGACGACGGATGCTTCGACAACCCGCCGTGCTGCGACGAACCGCCGTGCAGTGACTCGTGCAGTACCGATCTCGACGAGTGGCATTCCGGCGAGGAAGACCGCGAGTGGTGGACGAAGCTCGCACGCGCCGGGGTGTCTCGGTTGCGGGACGCCGGACACCCCATCGTGCCCAGCGTCGAACCCACGCCCGATCCTGACTGCGGTCAGGTGTGGCTCGCGGGCACACGATCCGATGGATTCCACCTCACCACCGAACCGGGCCGTATCTGGGACTTCGGCGGCAACGAGTACACCGTCGACGAAGCCCGCTCCTACGCCGCCGCGATGTTGTCTGCCGCCGCTGCTGCTTCGCCTACCGCGCAGGAGGAATCGTGAGTTACTCACTGGACGTATCGGGAGCGATCCCGTTCGAGTCGAGCATCGAGGTCACGGACGCGCAGCTCGACGTGATGAAAGCGCACGGCGTCGACGTCCTCGAAGAGTCCAACGTCGAACGGTTCTACCGGAAGCACGTCGGCGAACGAGTCGACGGCGTGTACTTCCTGTCGCTGGCGGACATCGCCGACGAATGGAACACCCGGCACGAAGTCGAAATCGATGAGTTCTGGGTCAACGGCGAACCGCCCGAACGGTTCTGGCCGGACGAGGAGGACAAGCTTCCCCTCCCCGCCCCTTCCGTGCAGGACGGTGAGTGATGGCCCGCAATAAGTACGCCTACCTGTGCACGGCGTGCGAGCATCTCGCGTCACGGCACTTTCTGAACCACGACGCCGTGACGGTGCACGGTCCGTACACGTGCTCGCACCGCGACTGCGACTGTGTCATCACACAGTCCACCCCGACGCGCGGCATCGACAAACGCGTCTACGACAAGCTGTTTGCGCCCACGCTCGACGAATACGACATCCCAACCAAGGACGGTGAGTGATGGCTGCAAGGTGCCCGAACTGTTCGACTACCGCGCCGTGCATGTGCGGATTCGTAATGGGCGCACCTGCGGCGCAAAAGCACATCTGCGGGTGCGGCACACATTTCGACGAGGACCGGTGGACGTCAGTCACCGACTCGCAGTGCGACTTCCACGCCACCCACTACCCGGATCCCGCGCCTGTTTCCGCACAGGAGAACACCAATGACTGACAACGCAATCGGGACCGTCCTCGACATGGGCGCACCCGAACCAGCAGACAACGTCATCGCCGTTGAGTCGATCGAGTTCGACGACATCGACGAGTACGACAGCGGCGTGGCGCTCACGTTCGGCCGCACACGCAACAGCAATGAGTGGAAGGGCTACCTGTTCGGCGGAAAGGTCTACTACCGCTGGGATGAACTGGTGCGCCGATTCGGACCCGTCCGCATCTCCGCTCTCGCTGCTGTGCCTGCTGCTGGGGAGGAGAGCTGATGCTGCCAGTTGGAACCATCGTCCACTTCATTCCAATCGAGGGCGTCTGCGCACTGCCGCTAGCAGCAATCATCGTTGGAAACTCGGACATCACTGCGTCTGCCATTACTGACAAAGTGGCGTTGTGTGTGTTGCAACTCGACGGTTTATATTTTGCAGAGAATGTGCCGCATTCGGTCGACCCCCTTCCAGGGCATTGGACCGAAATCTCGCAGTTCAAATCTGTCGATATGACGTCCAGTAATTCTGCTACTGGGGAGGTGACGACATGAGCGACATCAATGCACTCTGCTCATGCGGTCACGAGATGTTCATGCACTGCTTCAACCACGGACCGTGCACTGACATGGTGGACGACGCGTGGTCGCCTGACTGCAAGTGCGGCAACTTCTGGCCGGCCGAACCCGAGGGTGGTGTGTGAGCGTGGAAACCGACCTCACCGCACTACTGCGAGAACACCGAATGTGCTCCGTCTCAATCTGGGTCGAAGGACCCGAGCGCCACTACTGCTCATGCCGCAAGTGGAGTTCGACCGCCAATGCACACCTGCACGGCCACGACGAGTTCGTTGTCCACCTGGCTTCTGTGGTGTCGGCGGCATACACCCTCACACCGAAAGCCGATCCGACGTGACCCTCTATGTCCTCGCGGGCCTGGCGATCGCATTCGCGGTCGTCGGCCTCGCCCGCGCACTACGCGAACCCGACGTCGTTCGCGCGCAGCAGTATCCGCTCGGGAGCGCCGAGCGCAGGAGTTTGGAAGGAGGAGTACATGGCACGTGAATTCGGGAAGCTCTGGTTCGTGATGTTCCAGGACGACGACTTCTGCGCACAGCCATTGCTCGACAAGATGGTTTACGTTGCCCTACTGGGTCTGCCATCGGTCAACTATGCGGGTCTCACACCGCTGTCGATGAAGCGGTTGAAGAAGGCGTGCGCGCCGGCGACCGAGCTCGAGATCAAGGCCGCGCTGGTCCGTCTCGAACGCAAACGCTACGTCTTCACCGACAGCGAATCCGAGGAGCAATTGATCCGCACATTCATCCGAAACGACGAGGTTTGGAAGCAGCCGAACATGATGATTTCAGCCCTCAGATCGGCCGGTTTGGTCGAGTCCAGGAAGCTCGCGAGCGTGCTTTCCGAGGAGCTCGACCGGGTCGACATGCCGACGAGCGCCAAGCCGTTGCAGCAAAAGAAGCTCGACGACGCTCATTCGTTCGCCGAATCGCGTCTGAACTCGCTGGTCAAAGGGGTCGGGAAAGACTTCCCGGAACCCTTCGCCGAAGACTTCCCGAAAGGGTTACCGGAAGTCTTTGCGCGACCTGGGGAAATGGAAGTCTTCCCGGAAGTCTTAGCGAAAGACTTACCGGAAGACACAGTTGTAGTTGCCGTTGCAGTTGAAAGCTCTTCCCTCGAAAAACGAAGTTTTAAAGAGGGGGCTTACGTAAATCCGGAAGGTTGCTTGCGCGAGGCGTCGCGCCAAGAGATCCCCCCATCGAAATTCTGCGAGAAACACCCAGCCGGAACAACCGACCCATGCCGACCATGCGGCGCGGCGAGGGCCGCACACGCCGAATTCATGGCGGACAAGCTTCGCACCACCCAGCTCGCGCAATCCCGGGAAACGCGGGAGCGCATGGAACTCCGGCTCATCGCGATCGCCGAATGCGACCTCTGCGACGAGAGCGGTTACGTCGGCATGACCCCGTGCGATCACAACCCACACCAAGCTGAAACCAACCGGGCCGGCATCGAACGGGCACGCGCAGCACTGGCGAAAGCGAGCGGCGAATGATCTTCACGATCGAGCTCCCGTGGACGACCCCGCCGCTGTCGATGAACGACCGAGGCGCATCCGTCCAAGCCGCACGAGCAAAAGCCGCTCAGATCGCTCAGATTCGCTCAGATGTCTACGTCCTAGCCCGGAGTGTCAAGTTGCCCCGAAACGCGGGCCACGCGGTCGTACAGCTCCACTATCGGCCCGGAACGAACGCACGCCGCGACACCGACAATCTCGTCGCGACCCTCAAACCGATCTGCGACGGACTCGCAGCCGACACGACACACCGAACCGGATACGGACTCGTACCCGACGACACCCCGCAGTTCATGTCCAAGCCCGAGCCGATCATCCACCAGCACCGCAAAGGTCACGCGCGCATGTGGCTCGAAATCACCGTTCTCGACGAGCCGAAGGAGCTACCCGCGTGAACGAGAATCCGATCGACAACGAGAGTCAGTTCATCGTTCCGGTCGATAGCCCGCTGGGTCAGTGGTTACTCAATGGCCACGGGACGTATCACGTGACCGATGGACCACTGATCGTCGGCGAGGAGAAGGCGCTACGCGGCCTGCCGTTCGCGCATTCCACCGACGAGCCCGAACCGCAGACGACGCAGCAGCGTGCACTGCCGAAACCGTCGACGACACCGCCGATGTGGGCCAACGACCCCGCCAGATCGCGGCGGCCGAAACGACGCAAGAACCAACCGACCAGGCAGGGGATCGCATGAAGACCTGGAGCGAAATGACCTACCGCGAACAGCGTGAATCTCTCGGGCTCTGGCAGCCGTCGCTCGGCTTCCTCATCGAGAGAATGGGTCACGATCTGGCGAGGACATACGGGCCGATGTTCGAGCGCGTCGGACTCCTGTTCCGCGACAACATGCCTGACATCCAGGCGGCGTACGCGCTGGCAGGTGCCAAGTGAGCCGCACTGTGAGCGTCGAGATCCCCGGCCCGCCCGCACCTCCGCCCGGATGGAAGACGCACTCGGTCGCCGAATACGTCGACCTCATCGCGAAGGCCTTCGACGAAGCGCGAGACCTGGAGTGCGACCGCGTGATCGCCGAGGCCCAGGCGCGGATTGACGCACGCAAGAGCGAGCTGGAGGGGACGCCTGAACTTGCCGAGCGCGACGGGCGGATGTCCGCGCGAAAGGACGAATCATGAACGAAACCATCGGGCAGTTGCCTGCGAAGTGGCGCGCTCGCGCGGAGGGTGAGCCCGACGCGGGATACCAGTGCGCACTCGGGAACTGCGCGGACGAACTCGACGAGGCGCTGAAAGTCACCGGCGAGAACATCATTGCCACATTCAAAGCGTTGGGAGATGCACTGTGAGCACCGTGAACGAACGCGCTGTGAGGCGCATCGGCAAGCAGCGCGTCGAGCGACAGTGGGCCGCGGTAGCCCGTAACTCGTCCGCCATCCTGATGCCCACAGGTGCCGACCTTCAGGTCAACCCTGCGAGCGGCGTCATCTCGCTCCCGGAGTCCGGAGGTCTCTGGTGGCCAGGCCCGGTGGCGGATCGTGTCGACCTCGAAGCCTGGGGCGATCCGATTGTCGACCGCCGCAAGGCCGAGTCCAAGACCGCTCGACCATGGTGGTGGTTCTGGTGACCGACGACCACCTGCTGATTCCGCGGTTCGTACTCACCGCGATGAGCGAAACCCTGCGCAAGATCCCCGATCTCGCGATCGATATCGAGATCACGGCGACGAGGCAGGACCGTCTCGGCTCACGTCAGGGCGGGGGAGGATCACCGCGCGAGAAGGTCTACCCGCTGCCGTTCGACGAGGCCGGCGCCGAAGCGATGTGGATTCTGCACAACGTGCTCACGACGTGGGTGCGGCACGTGCTCGAGTATCGCCAGATGACGTTCCTGCCCGTGGGCTACACGCATCGGCACGGCGAGTTCATCGGACCACTACGGCCGAACGAGCGGCGCGTGCCACCGGGTTACAACGTCGACACGCCCGCATGTCTGGCGAAATGGCTCGACGCACACCTGATTAGCCTCGCGATGACCGAGGGGTGTGAGGAAGCGCCGCACGAGATCAAGGATGCGTACACGCAGGCGTTCGCGTGCACTGATCGGCCGCCTCGTGAGCGGTTCGCGTTCATCACCGACGAGAAGCTGCAGCGAGCGCGCAAGACCAGGCTCAATGCGGCCGGAATCGTCTCACTCGCAAAGGAACTCGGCGGAGCAGTGGAGGGGCTGAACAAGAAGCGGTTCGAGACGCTCCTCGCGGCAGGCATACTCACGCCCGCGCCTGGACCGTGGAGGCCGGACTATCCGACGCTCTACATCGTGGGCGAGGTGTTCGATGCGCACGAGAAGTACCCGTCACGGAAGTCGAGATTGAAGATCAGCGCTTAGCAGGGGATACGCGCTTAAGTGCCTAGTGGACTGGTACGCTTGCGCTGGCGCGAGTGGTGACGATATCCCACAGCGCAAATCCCAATCTTCTCGGTTCAGCGTGAACGCTGGATCTTTTGTCGCTTTCTGCCAGCAAAGCAAGACACCATGGCCCGCGCCAACGGGCACGTCGCGCTGCGCTGAACCGAGACCAGATCATCCAGGGGTGCGACTGGACTGCCGACGTAACCGTCACTGCACACGTGCAACTGCAACGTCGGAACCAACGCACACACGGGTTCTCGTCCAACGGTAGGACGGCGGGTCGCGCCCGTTATTGCAGGTTCGAGTCCTGTATGCCCGACAACGCTTAGGGGTGAGCATGATCGATTGGTTGATCTACAACCTGACCCGATTGATCGTGCGGCTCACCGTGTTACGCCGATAAACGAACGGAGTTGGCATGCAGACAGCAACCGTATCGATCGCGACCAAGCAATGCTCGGCATGCGGCGAACGGAAGCCTCTCGCCGAGTTCTACTTCAATCGACGATTCCAGCGCCATTTCGCTCGATGCAAGCCCTGCCAATCCGCGTACACGCTCAAGCGCTATCACGAACGCAACCCTGGAACAGGGGAGCGCAAGGCGAAGCGTGACGCGAGTAGACGGGCGCAGCTGACAACCCCGCCCGATGTGACGTCCTCGAACACGAGGGAGAGAGGGCTGGGTTGGCAGCATCAACTTCAACGTGAGCGCCTAATAGAAGCGCTCGCAGAAGGTGAGCCATGCTGGTGGTGCGGACAAGAGCTTCACGCCAGCGCTAGCGACAATTGGGATGGCCGCAGCCTAGAAGCGGATCACAGCGTGCCGCGTGCGCACGGTGGGATCATTGCGGATCGTCTTCTACACATGCGATGCAACCGCGCTCGCGGCAACGGTGAGCGTGACCATCTGCGTCCTGCCATCTTTCTGCAGCGCGAGACGTAAGCGCACTTATGGCTGGACCTGCCCAATCGAGACATGAGCGCGGGTATGGGTACGCGCACGTCAAGGCCCGAGACGCTCTACTGCGTGACCTCGTTGATGGCACGCCCTGCTATTGGTGCGAGCTGGACCTCTTTCGAAATCCCGAATCGAACTGGGACAAGTCACCGCTAGCGGCTGACCACTCGGATGAACGGGCCGCCGACGGCGGCAAGGCTGACAGACTCCTTCACCTGCGCTGCAACTCACAGCGCCAAGACGGCTCGCGCGACGACGAACGACCCGCCGTCACCGGTATCCCGCCGTGGGAATGGGGCGCGACGCCGGGCCTGAGTCCAACGCAGAAGCCTGAACAATTGGGCGACGACATGGACATCGGAACGACCTGGTTCGACTGGCCAGAGCTCGACTGACACCCCCTCGCTTTTTCTTCAGGGTGGGGGGTGCTTCGGGACCGCCGCAGTCCCCATCCCTTTTTTTACGGCCGGCCTCAATCGCCCCAGCGAAGTAGGGGTCGAGCTAGTCAGCGACCGCGCCGAAGGAAGTCCTCAAGGCTGAAATCCGAGCTCGCTGTGGACAGCGTCGGACGTGTCGAGGGGGTGCTCCTGGTGCTCTTGGTCGGGCGAGTGCTTCTCGTGCTCTTGGTCGGTGAGGTGTGAACAGTCGTCGGGCAAGCTTGACGATTGAACCCAACTCGATGCCCGCGAAGATCGAAGATGATGCCGCGTACAAACCAGCCGAGATGCGATCCGTTCCATCCGTAGACGCGATCGTCGACGAGATAACACTGGGGAGTTCCTGACCAGCTGTAGATCGCCCCATCGTCGACGATGTATGCGACGGGCCTGCCATTTCGCTCGTAGAGCGTCGTCTGATCCATCGGGCCATTCTCGCCGGTCTTCAGTTCGCGAAGCGTCGTATTTCGCTGCGGGCGTAACCGTTCGAGCTAGCAGGGGGGTGTCGCTGCGATGGACGAAATCGACGCCCTCGACTACCCCGGTCGCGCCCTCTACGACGCGCTGCACCGCCCCACGGACTCGTACGACATCACGTCACTGACGATTGAGGCGGCGAGAGTCAAGGATCGACTCGACAAGCTCGATCTGGTCCTACGCGGCGACGTCGACACGTGGGCAGTTCTCGTACACGACCTGCGCACCCAGGACTACGAGCTGCGCATCAACAACGCGGCCGCCGAAGCGCGACAACAGGCCTCGGTGCTACGCCAGCTCATCTCCGAGATCCGCAAACAGCAAGGCGACGGCGGTGAACCGCCGAAGGCCGAAGAGGACGGCCTCGATGATCTGTGAGGAGTTCCCCACCCTCGAAGGGCGGCAGGAACCGCACGAAGAATCCATTTTCCCCGGCGATCTGACGCATGCAGGCAAGGCGATCGAGCTTGCTCGACGGGCCGGCGCGATCTCGATGCCGTGGCAGAAGCGCGCTCAGAACGCCATCCTCTCGACGACGCCAGCTGGACGATGGACGCACTCGGATTGCTGCCTGATCATCCCGCGCCAGAACGGCAAGTCGGAGATCCTTATTCTCCGCTGCCTATACGGGCTGTTCAAGCTTGGCGAGACTATCCTCTACACGGCGCAGCGCTGGAAGACGGCGCGCGACGGCTGGAAACGGCTGATGTCGATCATCAAGTCGCGGTCCTGGCTGAGCAAGCGCGTCACCCGTGCAACGTGCTCGCAGGGTGAAGGCGTCATCGAGATCAACGGCGGCGCAGGTGAACCGAACGGAGCGTCGATCTCGTTCGGCACCCGCTCGAACGACACCGGTCGAGGTCTGACCAAGGTCGATCTCATCATCTACGACGAGGCATACAACCTCACCGACGGTGAGATCTCGGCCATGTCGTTCACGCAGATGGCCGCCGACAACCCGCAGACGATCTACGCGTCGAGTGCGGTGAACAAGGACGAGCATCCGAACGGCGCGGTGCTGGCCGCGGTGCGAATCCGAGGCCTGAGTCGCGAGCCGGACCTGTACTTCGCCGAGTACATGGCGCCCGAGGGCATGCCGCACGACTCCGAGGAGACGTGGAAGTACGCCAACCCGTCATACGGCGTGGTGCAGACGGCAGGCAAGATCCGCAAGATCATGCGCGGTCTGTCGACGCCGGCCGGACGCAAGGGATTCGGCGTCGAGGCACTCGGCCGCGGCGATTGGCCCGTTGCCGATGCCGCACCGCAGTGGTCGGTCATCAACGAGGACGACTGGAACGGCCTGAAGGTCTACGAGAAGCCCGAATTCGTAGGCCCAAAGGCGATCGGCGTCGACAGGACGATGGATCGCGCGCTGTGGTGCATCGCCGCAGCGCAGCGGACAACCGAGGGCCGAATCCACGTCGAAGTCGGCTACTTTCGGCCGTCGACACAGGCTGGAATGGTCTCGAATCTGGCGAATCTCGTCGGGATTTGGGACCCCTGCGCCACCGGAACCGACGGAAAATCGCCGTCGACCGTCCTTGAACCGCTACTGGCCGCGCCTGGTACCGATATCGAGCTGTCGAAGTCGAATACCGGTCAGATCGCGGTTGCATGCACAGGAATGCTCGACGACATCGAGTCGGGGGTGCTCTCGCTCGCCGATCAGCCCGCGCTCAACGCGTCCGCCGAGGGCGCGGTCAAGCGGGAACTGCCCGGGGGCGATTGGGTCTGGTCGAAACGCGGCGAGGCGCAGATCGCACCACTCAATGCCATTACGCACGCCAGATGGGCGCTCCTGACATTCGAATCACGCTGGTCCGGACCGCCGGTAGCACCCGCGTGGGACCGAGAAGCGCAACCCGACAACCGTTTCGGCGGCGGGGCGTGGCACACGAACCCCAATGACTTCGATGCCCTCGCAGTCGGATTCTGAAAGGCGGTGACCAATGGTCGACATCGTCGTGCCGTCGCGCGAAACCGGTTACGTCACCGATCAGGCCACGGCGCTGCAGCTCTGGAACGACGACGAGGAACTGGTCGAACTTCAGTGGCCGCAGTGCAACCGCGTCTACAGCCGAATGATGAAGGAGGACGGCCGAGTGTCGTCCGTTCTCCAGGCGATCGGCCTGCCGATTCGCAGCGCGAACTGGTGGATCGACCCGAACGGAGCCCGCGACGAGGTCACCGAAGACGTCGCGCGCAACCTTGGGCTGCCGATTCTCGGGTCCGAGCCCGATTCGTTGCCGCGCACGAAGGGCCGATTCTCGTGGGCGCAGCACCTGCAGACCGTTCTGCTGATGCTGCCGTACGGGCACAGCTACTTCGAGCAGGTGTACTCGATCAACGAAGACGGCACTCGGGCTCGGCTGCACAAGCTCGCACCGCGTCCGCAGAAGACGATCTCGGACATCCTGGTCGCCCTCGATGGCGGACTCGAAGCGATCGAACAGTACGCCCCGGCGAGCACCAAGCGCGTGGTCTACGGACTCGGCAAGGTCAAGATTCCGGTCTCTCGGCTGGTGGCCTACGTCCGAGATCCGGAACCCGGCGACTGGAAGGGTAGCTCGATCCTGCGACCGGCCTATAAGCACTGGCTGCTTAAGGACGAGTACCTGCGCCTGCAGGCCGCAACGGCTCGTCGAAACGGCATGGGCGTGCCCGTGGGCACCGCGGCGACCAAGAACGACGACGAGGTCAAACACATGCAGGACCTCGCGTCGAGCTATCGCGGCGGAATGTCCTCGGGCGTCGGTCTCGCGCCCGGTCAGACGCTCGAACTGAAGGGCGTCTCGGGAAACCTGCCCGACATGCAGGCCGCAATCAACTACCACGACAAGTCGATTGCGCTCGCAGGCCTCGCCCACTTCCTGAACCTCGATCGCGGCGGCTCGTACGCGCTCGCGTCAGTCCTCGCTGACCCGTTCGCTCAGTCCGTCCAGGCGCTCGGAGAGTTCATCCGCGACGTCTCCAACGCGCACGTCGTCGAGGACCTGGTCGATCTCAACTTCGGCGAGGACGAGCCCGCGCCGCGAATCGTGTTCGACGAGATCGGTTCTCGTCAGGACGCGACTGCAGCAGCGCTCGGAACCCTGGTGCAGAACGGACTCCTCGAGCCCGATGACGACCTGAAGATCGCGCTGCGGCAGAAGTTCGGGCTCACCGCACCCGATCCCGACAGCGCCGATCGGGCGCCCGACACCGCCGAAGGGGTGGACGAGTGAACATCCGAAACGGCATGGGAGTGCCGACGAACACCTCGGCGAAGAAGCGGGACTGGTACCGCATTCAGAACAAGGCCGACGACGACGGACCCGCCGAGATCTACATCTACGACGAGATCGGCGAATCGTTTTGGGGCGGAATCAGTGCCAACCAGTTCGCGCGAGACCTCGCCGAGATCACGGCGGACGAGATCACGGTCCACATCAACTCACCCGGCGGATTCGCCTACGACGGCATCGCGATTCTGAACGCGCTGCGCGGACACAAGGCAAAGGTCACCACCATCGTCGACGGCCTCGCCGCGAGCGCCGCATCGATGATCGCAATGGCGGGTGAGACGGTCGTGATGAATCGCAACAGCCAGATGATGATTCACGACCCCAACGGCGTCTGTGTCGGCAACCCGAAGGACATGGCCGACTACGCGGCGTACCTCGACAAGATGGGCGAGAACATCGCCAGCATCTACGCCGAACGCGCAGGCGGCGAAAACGCCGAGTGGCGCAGCGCCATGCAGGCCGAAACCTGGTACTCCGCCGAGGAAGCCGTCGAAGCTGGCCTCGCGGACCGCGTCGAGGGAACCGACGCCGACGCCGACAAGGCGACCAACAAGTTCGACCTGACCATCTTCAACTACGCGGGACGACACGCGGCGCCCAAGCCGGCGAACCTCGCCACCCGCCCCAAGAATTCCTCTGCCACCGAGGCCGGGGACGCAGGAAAGGAGGGCACTGTGCCCACTCTTAAGGAAGGCCTCGCTGAACGCTTCGGATTCGACGCCGATGCTGACGACGAGACCGTACTCTCGGCCGTCGACGAGGCGCTCGCAGAGCAGACATCCGACGCCGGCAGTGACACCACCGGCGAGCCGACGCCGTCGCAGGTGTCGAACTACGCGCGCAAGCACGGCCTGACGATCATCGACCAGGCTCAGTACGACGAGGTCGTCGCATCCGCCAGCCAGGGACGCGAAGCCCGCGCCCAGCAGTTGCGCGACGCCGACGAGGCGCTCGTGACCAACGCGATCAAGGACGGCCGCATCGCTCCCGCTCGCCGCGAGCACTGGCTCACCGCACTGGCCGCCGACCGCGACGGCGCAACCCAGGTCCTCGACAGTCTCGAGAAGGGTCTGGTTCCCGTCGCCGAGCTCGGTCACGGGCAGAACGAGTCGACTGACGTCGACGAGGTCACGAACATTCGCGAGAGCGATGCCTACAAGGGTCTGGAGGGCTTCTGATGCCGGGAATTACCGTCAAGTTCGACAAGGGTCGGATCACCCACACGGCCGAGGCGCCGATCGTCGGCGGCCAGGTCGTCCACCCGGGCACGGGACCGCGGAGCGCCGTCCCCGCAACCGCAGACTCCGAGAAGGTTCTCGGCGTAGCGCTGACCGACGCCGCGCCGAAGGCAGCACCCGCACCCGGCGTGCTGTACGTCGGCACCGATCAGGTCGCGGTCGCATCCGCGCCTGCCGTGGTGCCGATCAAGTCCAACGGCTCCGCGAATCCGGGCGATCTCGTCGTCGCACACACCGCAGGCGCGGTGAAGAAGGCGTCCGAGACGGCGAAGGTCACCCAGATCGTGGGCCGCGTCATCGAAAAGAACACCGACGCGGACAACACGGTCCTCGTCCGATTGGGAGGCTGATTCATGGCTAGCACGAAGTCGACCGTCTCGATCGACGACGGCCGAAACATCACCGTCGATCAGATCATGGGGAATCCGAAGGCGATTCCCCAGCGCGTCATCGACCTGGTTCGCGACAACATCATCGGCGAAGCGATGTTCCGCAACGCCGGCAACCCCGGCAGCCTGTTGGTGCAGTTCGAGCGCTCGGTACCGCTGTTCCTCGACGGTAACCCCGAGGCCGTCGCCGAGTTCGGCGAGATCCCGGTGTTCGACCTGGGCGAGGGTCTGCCCGAGGTCGCTCGCGGCGTCAAGACCGCTGCGGCGGTGCGTGTCTCGCGCGAGATGCGTGACTTCAACCAGATCGACAAGGTTCGCAAGCAGATTACCGCAGTCTCGAACACGGTGATCCAGGCGAACGATCTGGCATTCCGCGACGCGCTGGAATCTGCCTCGGTGCCCGAGGTTGCAGCGACCGCCGAATGGGAGGACGCGACCAGCAAGATCCGCTCGGACGTCAAGGAAGCCGCCAAGCTCATCGCGAGCACGGTCCACAACGGCGACCCGACCAAGCCCAAGGGGTTCCGTCCCGACACCCTCGTCCTGAACAGCTCCGTGCTGTACGACTTCATGGACAACGAGGAGTTCAACAAGATCTACGTCGGCAACGTCGCAGACAAGTCGATCACCTACACGGGCCTGCTCCCGAACAAGGTGCTCAACCTGAACGTGCTGCACTCGCCGCTGTGGCCGCTCGATCGTGGCCTGGTGTGCCAGCGCGGAATCACCGGCTTCTACGCCGATCCTCGCCCGCTCGAAGGCACCGGCACGTACCCCGAGGGCGGCGGCCCCAACGGCGGACCGACCGAGTCGTGGCGTTCGGACACCACGCAGATCCGCATGATCGGCGTGGACGAGCCCGAGTCCGCTTGCTGGATCACGGGGATCGCCTGATGTCCGGGGCGTACGTCGTCACGGCGTCACTGTGGAAGGACGCGGAGGGCGTTCGGCACCGGAAGGGCTCGCTGCTCGATCCGCCAGCCGACCAGGTCGCTCGCTTGCTTCGCGCCGGGGCGATCAAGCTCGCCGACGACGTCGAGGATGACTCGACCGACCAGGGCGATGCCGAGGCCCAGAAGAAGGCCGAGGCCGAGCGTGTCGCCGCCGAACAGGAAGCGGCTCGCAAGGTGATCGAGCAGGGCAAGGTTCCGCCGCGTCCGAAGGCGACCGCCACCGAGCCTGCGTGGGAGAAGTACGCAACCCTGCGCGGCATCGATACCACCGGCCTGGACAAGGATCAGCTGATCGCGGCTGTCGACAAGCTGGACGCCAAGTAGGAGGTGGGCGCACATGGCCGATTTCGCGACAGCGGAAGATGTGCTGAACGGCTGGCGCCCACCCTCCGGCACTGATGAGGCGGATATCGTCGCGAAGATCGCCGCGGTCTCGCAGTGGATTCGAGACCGCAAGCCCGACCTTGCCGACGATCACCCGCAGGCGCAGTATGTCGTCGTCGACGTCGTCCGGAATGCTCTGACGAACGCGAAATACGCGGGCCACACCCAGTACTCGCGAACGGTCGGCGGCGTCACCCGGTCAGGGACGCTCGTCGACCCGGGCGGATCGCTGGTCATCACCGACTTTCATAAGCAACTCCTCGGCATCTCGCTCGCGACCATGCCGCAGTACCGCTTCGGTGATTGCTGATGGAGGAGCTCGGAAGTCAGACGGTCCGCGTGGTCGTGCGCCAGCTCGGTAAACGCGGCGTGCATACCGAGGTCACGGCCGCCGAGTACCCCGGATGTTCGGTTCAGCCCATCTCGTCGACCGAGGGTGTTCCGCTGGAACGCTCGGAGCAGTGGACGATCTTCGCCCCGGTCGGATTTCCTGAGTCCACCGAGAACGTCCTCGCCGTCGATGGAATCGGCGACCGACTTCATGTCGACGGTGATCTGCAGACGTGGTTCGACGAGGACGGCATTGCCGATCACGTCTGGGGCACGTTGACGAAATGGAATGGGGGAGTGGCCAATGGCTGATCCGAAACCCGGAACATTCAAGTTCACCGCCCGCGACAAGAAGGCGGTCGCGAACTCTCGGGCGGTACGCGCTGCCACGAGTCGTCGTGCGGACATCGGCATTGCTGCGTTCCATTCGGCGGCGCGAGTCCCCGGCGGTACGGGCAATCTCGCGGCCAAGGTCCGCAAGGAGCCGGCGGTCGACCGGCATGGAAATCCTGGTCATCGCATCGTCGCTTACTCCGAGGGCAACCTCTCGGCGCTGTTCGGCACCAGGCGCTCCAAGCGAGTCCGGGCCGTCGCCGCTGCGATGCGTGCCATGAACGGGAAAGGCAGGCGTCGCTGATGGTCGTCGAACTCGACGAGACGCTCTACCCGAACGTCGAGGACGTCCTCATGGCGTTCCTTGCCGACATCGAGGAGACCGACACCGAACCCCCGATCGAGGACGACGGTATCGGCATCCAGATCAACCGTGTCGGCGGCAGCGACGACGGCATCACCGACTATCCGCGGGTGAGTGTCACCTGCCACCATCCCGATCCGCGCGGCGCATCCAATCTGGCCCGCCGCGTGCAGCAGCGAATGCTGAACATCTCCGGGCGGGAGATCGTCGTCGACGGCGAGCCGAAGCCGGTGTGCGTGGACTTCTGCCGCACCGACACCCCGCCCGAAGCCGAGCCGTACGAGAATCCGGAAGCCCGCCGCGAGATCGCGTACTACCTGCTCGGCCTGCAGCGACCGCGTCGCTGATCTTCCCAGCTCGACCCCTTCACCCGTAGCGCCGACCGCTGCGGGCCTCACCCATGCCACAAGGAGGCATCATGCCCAGCAGAGTCGGCGAACTCGAAGTCGCCCGTCACCAGCGCGAACTGATTCTCAAGCCCAACGAAGCGCACGTCTTCGGCATGCCGATGACCGTCGCGCCGATCGAATTCCTGACGGCAGGTCCGCAGGCGGCGCTTGCCGAACTTCCCGACGGCGCATTCGATTTCGGACTCCTGAACAAGGAAGACGCCATCACGCTCTCGCGCGAGATGGAGAAGTCCGACATCAACGCGATCGGTTACTCGAACCCGGTCCGTTCCGACTTCACCTCGGACATCTCGGGGATGAACTTCACCGGCCTCGAAACGAACCGGCACAACATCGAGAACAACCTCGGTGTCGACCTGTCGGCGATGCAGGCTGACGCGGTCACCGGTGAGGTCGCGTTCGACGCGCCCGCGATCGCTGCCATCCGCCGCCTGCGGTACGTCCTGATCTCGAAGGCGAACACGGGCGTCGACACGATTTACGTCGGCCGCCAGTTCTACGCCGGCGAGGTCGTGGAGATGGGTGAGCAGACCATCACCGACGGCGAAGGTTCGCTCACCTGGCCGACGACCGTCAACGCGATGGTCGACACGGAGTTCGGCGTCTCAGTGCGGCACTTCTTCGGCGGCCCCGGCTGGCTCCGTGTTCTCGAGGACGCCGGATTCACGAAGGCAACCCCTTAGTGCCCCTGTTGCCGGGGAACGACCTGTTCCCCGGCAACGACGTGTTCCCCGGCTGAGCAGTGCCGGGAGACGCGGGGGCGATCCCGACTGCTATCTCATCCGATCGAGCACGACGCATCCTGAGGGGATTTCGCGATGCCATTCAATCCGAGGACGTGGTTCGGAAAGCCGAACACCACGACGCCCATCGACGCCACGAATCTCAACCGCATCGAGAAGGGCATCAAGGATGCGCACGACGGGCTCGGCAACAAGGCGAATGCGCAAGCTGTCGCCGACGCACTCGCCGACAAGCTCTCCGAAACGGAAGCTGACACACGTTATGCACCCTTGTGGCAGCCGTCGACTTCGTACTCGGCGGGCGCTCCGGTACTCCTGCCGAACGGCAAGACCGCAACCCGCACAGCGAACGGAACTTCGCGTGCGCAGTTCGACGCCACGGAGGAAGCGCTGTGGACGCCGACCGGTGGCGGCCTCGCCAAGACCGAAGCCGACGCGCTGTACGCGCCCGCATGGAAGGCGAACACCGCCGTCACTGCGGGCCAGGTCGTCATCGCGCCGTCCGGTGCCGCAATCTCCCGCATCGCCAACGGAACGACGCGGGCCAACTACGACGCGACCGAGGCGGCGCTGTGGACACTCGCGACAACCCCGTGGGTCACCGACCCGTCGAACATTCCGATCCTGCGCAGCCCCGGTGACGGCAGGGTCGCCCGGTGGGAGTACATCCACAACGGCGACAGCGGCGGGTACATCTGGCACCTGCTCGCGGGTGCGCAGTCCGCTGGCGGATGGTTCATCGGCGCAGGCCTGGACAACGGCAACACCGGCTTCGCGATCGTCCGCAACAAGGCCCAGGCTGTCGGTTTCAAGATCGAGCAGGCGGCGACGATCACGTCGGCCACCGCGTACGGCATGGCCGTCGAACAGAAGTCCGCTCTGGCTCCTGCGGTGTTCATGGAGCAGAAAGTCGTCACGGGGGGCGCGGCTCCGCTGTTGCAGCTCATCTCGTACGAGACTGACGCGACGAAGCATTTCTTTCAGTGGCAGGGCGCGAACGGCAAGGGCGGCTTGGTCCGGTCCGCGACCGGCGTACTCGAGATCGGCGCCGACATCGAGACGAACGCGGCGGCGTTCCGGGCCCGGTCCAACAACACCGTCGCCGCTGCGTCGCGCAGTCACGTCACCCTAGACGTCGTCGAAGGCACCGGTCCCGCGCTGACGTTCATGAACAACACGGGGTCAGCGGGGTCGTGGTGGCCCGCCCGTCTGCGCGGCAACGGATCGAACCTGCTGTTCGAAACAGCCGGTCAGTCGACGGCGCTGGGCACGTTCGGCACCGCCACCGAGATCATGCGTCTGCGAACCGGTGGGCAGCTCTCGTTCTTCGGGGCTACCGCCGTCGCGAAGCGCACCGGCTGGGCAGTGCCGACCGGCACGGCGAAGCGCACGACGTTCGACACCGGCACCGTCACGCTCGCGGATCTCGCGGGCGTCGTCATGGCCCTGATTCAGGACCTCAACGGAACGACAGGCTACGGCCTGTTGCAGGCATAGGAGACAACGTGACCGAGCAGAACCCCACCCGCCGACTCCGCGTCGCGCACGTCATCGTGCAGCCCGTCCTCGTGTGGGACGACGGCGAAGAGATGGAACCGGGACCGGCTGTGCAGCCGTCGACGTTGCCCGTGTCGAAGGTGGCCGAGGCCCTGGCATCACTGCCCGCCCAGCTCGCTCAGATGGAGCAGGCAGAGCTGGGCGAGACCGCCGCACCTACCGAGTAGCCGCCGCGCACAGCGTCATTCGACTGAATGACGCTGTGCAACATGAACCGCTTTCCGCCGATATGCTTCGCGCATCAATCAGGCAATTCGGAGGGCTTCATGAGCGGCGCACGTCGTAGGAATCGATCGTCACGAGAGACGCTGCTACCGCAGAACCGGGCGGTCATCGCAGTCATCGTTCTCGTTCTCTTCACGGTCGGCGTCTCCGCGTACGCTCTCACCCGCGACTACGGCCTGGACCCCGCCGAAGCCGCCGCGCAGGACAAGATTGCCGCCGAGAAATTCGTCCAGGCTGAAGCCGATCGTGTCGCCGAGTTGGACCGCAAGCTGAACGCCCAGGTTGTCCGTCCCGCCGACCGGCCGCTACGCGTCCTGTTCACCGGAGACTCGCTCACCTACGGCCTCTACGCCTCCACGCAGGACAAGGGATTCCGTGGGGTGATGGTCAACGAGCTGTCGAAGCAAGGCCCGGTCGAAGCCGCCGCGTCGGAGCGATCCGGTGCAGGCGCGGGCGTCGTGGCGAGCATCGTCGACGTCCCCGACAACCTCGATCTTGCGATCGTCGAACTCGGCACGAACGACGTCGGCGGCCAGACGCCGATTCCCGATTTCACCGCCACCTACGGTGCACTGCTCGACAAGATCCGCGCGAAGACACCGGGCGTTCCACTGATCTGCGTCGGAACCTGGGGAAGCGCTGGCGGCGGCTTTGGCTCCGACCCGTACAACAACGTGATCGAGGAGCAGTGCACCCAGCGTGACGGCAAGTTCGTCACGATGTACAAGCTGTACCCGCGCGAGGACTACCGTGGCCCCGCTGGGCTGGAGAAGTTCGGCGGCATCAGTGACGACTTTCACCCGAACGACGAAGGCTACCGGGCAATCGCGGACACGCTTTTGAAGCGGATCACCTTCGTCCAGCCCACCGGGGCGTAGGTCGGTCTAGCTCTGGTCGGCGGGGACGGACAGCTTGGAAACGCCAATGACGTCGTCGCGTTCAGCGACGACCTTCCCGGTGTCGTCCTTGATGTACAGGTGCCCGCTGTAGAGGTCCACCTCTGCGATGTTTCCTCGGAGCGATTCGGTTCGGCCGTCGGCGTAAGCGATTGTGATCCACATGCGCGGGAACGCTACAGATAGTCCGCGCCGCACGTGGTGCAAACGCGGTCGCCGGTTGCGGTTCCGAGGTAGTACTCGCGCTCGGTCTTGGGGTGATCGCAGTGCTTGTTGCCTTCGTCGATCCACTTCTTGTGCAGCTGTGCCGCTTTGTCTGATTGCATGCGCGAGAGGCTAACCGGCGGGGGGTGCAACGCGCATCTGAAAGCGGCGCATAACACGAGGAAAGCTGCGCAGTAGATAGGTCGCTGTCGGGCCTAATGATTACCCTGGCCGCATGACCGCAAATAGGACAGTTCGCCCGCGCCCTGGCAGTCACATCTGGCGACGCATCGACGGCCAGTTCACCGTCGTGGGGCACAAGGAATCTGGGCTGGGTTACGTCGACAAATTCCCCGGGGCGTCCGACGTGGACCGCCTCGCCGCTCAGATGCAACAGCCCGGCGGATACACCATCGGACAGGGTGTGGATCAGATCGAGGTCGAAGACATCCTCAATTGGGATGACCTCACTCACCCTGACAAAGATGTCGCCGCAGTGATTTTGGGACCGAACAAGCCCCCGTTCGGCGAATGGGAAGAACTTAGTGAATGGCCGGAAACGGTCTGATGCCTGATGAGCATGACTTCACGTTCCGTCCAGCGCCCGACGAAGGCCAGGCGGGCTGGGTCACCTTGCCCGATGGCCGTCGCGCTTACCGGTATCTCGGGTCCGACGATCTGATCATCGACGAGTCGGCTACAGCTCCGGGTCTGTCCGACCCCGAGTGATCGCGCGGCCGTCGAAGCTGCCGGACTGACAGCCCGGCCCGAGTGGCGGCGTGTAGACGACGTCGTCGCACGCGCGGCACCGGTGAGTCCGGTGATGATGGATGTCGCACGAGCAGACGTAGCTGCCGACGAGGACGCGACGCGGACCGAACTCGTGGCCGTTGTGGCAGTGTGTCGGCGGCGTCTCGGCCCAGCCTCCGGTGACTGCGTGCAGCGAGTTGTGATTCACCACGACCACCTCCCGAGAAAGCGATAGCGGGACCCGGCTTCCCTCCGAGTCCCGCTATCGACAACCTAACAGACTTCGAACGCCTGTGCGAAAGCATGGGCGTTTTTTCGTGCCCGAATCACGGGCCCTCAATCCACCGGGCAGGCGGAGATCGGCGGTCGACCGCCTGCCCGGTGTCTCCAGGCCGCAAAACCGATCGCCACACCGAAGGAGGGCTCCCAGATGGGAACCAAGATGCAGCAGTTCGACAAAAAGGCATTCCGGCCGACCAGGCTGACCGCGCCGGATGGCCGCGAGTTCACCGCGTCGACGCTCGCGGAATACAACGACCTCATCACCCGGGGGTACTCGGTGGAGGGCGCGGCCGAGCCCGACGCTGCGCAGGTCGACACCGACACCGTCGATCCCGCCTCGCTGACAGCGAACGACGCCGCGACCTCTGCGGATGCCCAGGCCCTCGCGGCTGACCCGGTGGCTCCTGCCGCCGACGAGTCTGCGCCCGCTCCCACCACCGGCAAGGCAGCCGGACGACGCAGCGGCGGTGCTCAGTGAGCGACTCGAACTATGACGCCCCGAGCGGCTCGGTGAACAAGAACGTCCGCACCTACGGAACCGACGCGCGAGCCGCGAAGGAACCGTTCGTGTTCACGCTCCCGGGGAGCCCTGAGTTCACCGTGACCGAACCGGACGCCGGAACGGTCATGGACATCGAAGAGGCGAAGACGTCTCGTCAGGTCCTCAAATTGTTCCTCGGTGAGGACTACGCGGATCTCGTCGAGTTCCTCGAGCCTCTGCACCCCGACGTCCTCGTCGATCTCGCCCAGGACATCTCGCGGCACTTCGGCCTGTTCGACACCGAGGCAGCCGGAAACCGCGCCGATCGTCGTCGGCGAGATCGCCGCCGCCGCTGACGATGGACGACGACGGGAGCGGGCCCTCCTTCTTTGTCACTCTGATGTCAGAGGCGGTCGGCCCGTTCTTCGTCGAGATCGACGATGCACCCGACATCGTGATCGACCCCCCGGCCGCCGAGAACATCGCCGAACTCGACCTCGTCACGTCGGTCACCGATCAGCTCGATCTCCTCGTCGGCGAGGAAACGGCCGACCTGATCATCGAGCACTTCGAGAAGCGCCCGGTCTCGGAACTCGCCGACCTTGTCGATGACATTCGCGAGCACTTCGGAATCCTGGTCGCGCCGCGCATCGGTTGGTCGGAGCTGATCGACGAGATCGACAAGTACGGCCCCGACATCGAGTGCGACCTGATGTACATCCCGAACGCGCCCAGCCTCTACGACTGGGTGCGCGATCACCGAAACACCCCATGGAATCAGCTGCTTCGGCTGCTCTCTCGCATGCCCGAGGGTGGCTGGTATCTCGCCGCTGTCGGCAGTGACGTCGGGCGTGCCGAGGCCATGCTGAAACTCGAATCCGAGGGTGAGATCAAACCGCCTTCCCGCCGACCCTCTCTCGTCGGCTGGACCTCGGAACGTGAGCGGCAGACCGAGATGGTGGAGACGCTCCGCCGCATCGAGCACGCGACATGGGGTGCGTCGCAGAAGTTCAAGGGCAAGGGCGGCCGACCGCCGAAGAACCTGCCTCGTCCGCTCACTGGCCGCGCTCAGGCCGAGGAGCTCCGGTCGTTCCGTGACCACGACGAAATCGGCGCGCAGGTGCTGGGGAGTCGATACAAGCCGATTCTGGCGTGACCTACAGGGGGTGAAGCGCTGTGCCCAACCTCCAGGGCGGCGAGACCTATATCAACGTCATGCCGTCGATGGATGCGTATTTCAAGCGCGTCCGTTCTGCAGTCAAGTCCAACAAGGTCACTCAGCACGTCGATGTAGAACTCGACCGCAAGTCGCTGAACAAGGCCAAGGCCGAGCTCGAGAAGTCGGGCCGCGAATCGGCCGCCGCGCGCAAGAAGCAGGCAGCGGCGGCCGGTTCGGTGCTCGCCGCCGAGAAGCAACTGTTCGCGCTGCGACAGAAGGGTGTCGCCGACGCGAACCGTCTCGCCGCAGCCGAGGACAAGGTCGCAAAGGCCAAGCGCGACAGCCACGCTGCCGCTGCTGCACTGAACGCTGCCGAGGCCAAGCGGGCCCGTGCGAGCAGTCGCGTCACACGAATCGAGACCAAGCTCGACACCCGTCGCGCCGAGTCGGACAGCGATTCGTTCCTGCAGCGTCTCGGTGCCAAGTTCGGCCGAGGCGGAGAAGCCGTGGGAGCGAAGTTCGTCGGCGGCATCAGCCGTGCGGTGAATGCGAACTCCGCTGGCGACAGGCAGGGCCGCGGCTTCATCGCGGGATTCGCCGCTGCCATCGGCTCCGGAATGCGCGCTTTGGTCGCCGGATTCGCGGTTGCCAGCGGCGCGGCCAGCTCGGTGATCCGGAATGTCGGCACTGTCGCGATGGTCATCAACCTCGCCGCACGCGCGGCGCGCTCGTTCGGCGTGGGAATGCTCGCCAGCTCGATGGCCGTGCGCGCGGTGTCGGGTGCTGGGATCGTGCGGCTCGCGGGAGCGCTCAAGCTGGCAGCTCGTGCGGCGGGCATTCTCGCGCGCGACATCGGACGGGTGACCGCTGCACTTCTCGTGTTGGCAACGGTCGCCAAGGTCGTCGGAACCCTGACGCGACTGGGCCGCGTTCTCGGCGTGGTCACAGTCGGCTCTGCTGTGGCGCTGGGCGCGATCGCTGCGCTCGGTTCGGTCGTCGGCAACTTCGTCGTCGGGCCGATGGTCCAGGGGCTCACCGCGCTTGCGGCCGCCATGGGAACTGTCGCGGCTGCTGCTGCTGGCATTCTCGGCCCCGCCATCGCTGTCGCGGGCATGGCCTTCTCCGGCCTGTCCGCGGGAGTCAAGGCGTGGACGGACTCGCAGAAGGCGATCGATACCGGCGCGTCGAAGACGGCGGCGGCGGTCAAGGCAGTCGAGCAGGCGAAGAAGTCGCAGGCTCGTACCGCCGAGCAGGGCGCACGTCAGATCGTCGACGCCGAGAAAGATGTCGTCGAGGCGCAGGAAGACGTCAAGGACGCCCAGGAGGACGTCAACAAGGCGCGCCAGGAAGCCACCCGCGACGCGCAGGGTTACGCCCGCAGTCTCAAGGGTCTCGCGCTCGACGAAGAGGGCGCATCGCTCTCGCTCGCCGAGGCGCAGAAGACTCTCCGCGAGACACTCGCGGACCCGGATGCCGACAATCTCGATCGCTGGCGCGCGAACCTCGGTGTCCGCGAAGCCGAGCAGGCATTCGAGGAGATCAAGGCATCGAGCGCACAGGAACGCGCGGAGATCGCCGACGCCCAGGCCCGCGGTATCGAGGGCTCGGACAAGGTCGTCGCCGCCAAGGAGCGCGAGGTCGACGCACAGGAACGACTGAGCGATGCTCAGGCGAACCTGGCGCAGACACAGAAGGACGTCGCGCAGGCCAACGTCGACGCGGCGGAAGCCGTTGCGGATGCCTACGCCAGCATGGCCGAGGCGCAGTCCGGCGGATCGTCGTCGATCGATCCGTTCGACGCCATGATCGGCGAGCGGTTGGCGCCGATGCTGCAGGCATTCAAGGACCTCCGCCAAAGCGTCACAGATCAGTTCAGTGGCGCGATGATCGGATCGTTCGGTCAGCTCGGTGGACTGCTCGGCACGCTGCAGCCACAACTCGGCGGGTTGGCAGCCACCCTCGGCGCCATCGGGTCACAGGTCGTGAACTCGATCGCCAGCCCAGAGGCGGTCGACGGCCTGAATCGCATGATCGCCGGCTCGAAGGCGTTCTTCGACAACTTCACGGGCGACAAGAACGGAATCGGCAACTTCTTCTCCGGACTGATTCAGGTACTCGGAACCGCTGCCGAGACGTTCTCGGGCGCCGGGGCGACGATCAACGACTTCCTGTTCGGTCTCGGTGAGCGACTGAAAAACATCACCGGCGATGACCTCAAGGGGACGTTCGACGGAATCCGTCAGACATTCGAGAACATTGGTGCCGTCGTCGGTCCACTGTTCGACCTGTTCAGCCAGTTCGGATCGGTAGCCGCAGCCGGGTTGGCACCCGGTTTCGCGTCGATGGGGCAGGCGATCACGGATTCGCTGCCCGGTCTGATGAGCATGGCCGAGACGCTCATGCCCGCGCTCGGGGAGGCGCTGACCAACCTCGCCCCGGTACTTCCGGGCTTGGTCGCGGCGTTCTCTCCATGGGCCGAGATCCTTGCGGTCCTGGCGCCGATTCTTGCGACGGTCATCGCGAGCCTCGCCCCGATGGCACCGCTGCTCCTGGCGGTCGTCACCGCGGTGAAGCTCGTCGGCGTCGCGATGACCATCTGGAATGCCGCGATGTTCGGCGCGTCAGTTGCGCAGGGCATCTTCGCTGCGGCGACCGGTAGGTCCACTGCAACGCTCGGCGCGAACACCATCGCGCTGACGGCACACCGGGTGGCACTGCTTGCGGGCACCGTCGCTCAGACGGCGTGGAACGCGGTGACCAACCTCGGCATCATCTCGGCGACGAGAGCTGCCGCGGCGTGGGTTGCGAGCAAGGTCGTCATGGTTGCCACCTCGGCGGCGACCGGTATCGCGACGGCAGCACAGTGGGCCCTGAACGCGGCGATGAGCGCCAACCCCATCGGTCTCATCATCGCGCTGCTGGCGGGACTCGTGGCCGCAGTCGTGGTGGCGTACAAGAATTCCGAGACGTTCCGGAACATCGTGCAGGCCGCATGGAAGGGCATCGAGGCGGTCATCACGTGGGTCTACAACAACGTGATCATGCCTGTCCTCGGCTACTTCATGGATCGCATCCGTGAGGTCGGCTCGGTCATCTCCTGGTGGTACGAGAACGTCGTCGAGCGCTACTTCAACCTCGTCGGAACCGTCGTGTCGACGGTCGTCGACGTCGCGGTGGGTGCCTTCGATAACTTCATGGGCGCGCTCCGCAAGGTGGGGGAGTTCGTCACGACCACCGCGCGAGGCATTGGGGAGCAGTGGGACAAGGTTCGCGGCTACCTGGCCAAGCCGGTCAATTACATGATCGGCACGGTATTCAACGGCGGAATCCTGAAGGCGTGGAACGCCATCGCCGGATTCCTGCCGGGTATCGATCCGATGGAGCCGCTGCCGACCATTCCTGAGTTCGCCCGGGGCGGATCGGTGTTCGGCCCTGGCACTGGAACGTCCGACGACATTCCGGCCATGCTCTCGAATGGCGAGCACGTCTGGACCGCGAAAGAGGTTCAGGCGGCGGGAGGTCACGAAGAAGTTCAGAAGATGCGGATGGCTGCGCTCCATGGCGGCCCGGCGCTCTATGCCGTTGGTGGACCAGTCGATCTGAATGCTGCACCGTGGCCAGGTGGCGGCGGCGAGGCAAACTTGAAGCCCGCTGCGATTCTGGCGCGACGCAACATCCATAAGTACTGGCCCACGATCGGAACAATCGGCGGCTATCGCGCCAGCGATCCATACCCCGACCACCCGTCGGGACTTGCCCTCGACGTCATGACCGGCGATCCGATCGGAACGCAGGTCAACGACTGGCTACACGCTCAGATGAATGCCCTTGGGCTGAACTACACAATCTGGAAGCAGTTCTACAAGCCGGCCGGCGGCGTGGGCAACTTGATGGAAGACCGAGGTTCCGTCACCCAGAACCACTGGGACCACATCCATGCCCTGTTCAACGCTAATGGCGTTCCGGGCATTCAGGATGGGGGCGTAGGCAGTAGCGCCATCATCAGTAGCGCGGCCCAGGAGTCGTTCCTGCAGTCGAAGATCGCCGAAGTGCTCGACAAGGCGCTCAATCCGATCAAAGAAACCATCGCGTCTGCTATCGGTTCACCGCCGCCGGAGTACCTCGGCATCCCGCCGAGGTACCTCGATGCGGGACGCGACAAGGTGTCAGGATTCCTCGCTGACAAGGCGTTAAATCTCGGCGAGATGCTGTCGGGGGCATGGAACAAGGCCAAGGACATCGGTGATGTCCTCACTGGAGGCCTGTTCCGTGACCGCGGTGGCTGGATCCCCAACGGCCGCTCCCTCGTCAACAACGAGACGGGCAAGCCCGAGGCGATCCTGAACTGGGAGCAGGTGTTCGCGCTTCGCGACCTGTTCATGAAGGGCGACTTCGCAGGAGCGCTCGGCATGAAGCCGCTCCCGCAGCAGGCCGACCCTGCCGCGGGCACCGAAGCCAGCAACCAGGCCGCAGCCACGGCGGCGACATACGGCAGCGATACGCAGACCAACGCGTTCGATGTCGACTGGCTCGGCGTCGGTGCGCAGATCGGCACCTCGCTGCTGGCCGAGTGGGGCAACGACCTGCTCGGCATGGCCGGATTCGGCGACCGCTTCGAAGGTCTGAAGTTGGTCGACGAGCGCGGCCACAGCACCAGGAACGAGGCCACCTTCGACAACACCACCTCGCCCACGGGCGCGGCCGACACGACCGGTGGATCGACGGCGCAACCTACTGCGTCGCCCGAAACGCCAGCCGTCCCGGCTGCACCTGTCGACGAAACACCGAGCCAGTCTGCGTCGGTGGTGGACAAGGTCAAGGCCGCGTTCAAGCCGTACGGCTGGGACTCCGGTGATCAGTGGGCTGCGGCCGAATGGATCATCGGAAAGGAATCGAGCTGGAATCCACTCGCGCGCAACCCATCCTCGGGTGCGTTCGGACTGTTCCAGTTCCTCGGGTCGACCAAGGATCAATACCTGCCGGACGAGAATCCGGACGGGTACATCCAAGGTCAGGCGGGCGCGAAGTACATCAAGGATCGCTACGGCGATCCTCTCGCCGCGAAGTCGTTCTGGGAGAAGAACAACTGGTACGACCGCGGCGGTCTCGCAGGCGGCAAGGGCTTCATGCTCAAGAACGTCATCCATCCCGAGCGGGTTCTCTCGCCTCGTCAGACGGAAGCGTTCGAGCAGCTCGTGCCGATGCTCGACCGGATGCACAACGCGACAAACGCACCGCCCGAGGCGTTCTCGTCGTCGGCTCGCGAATCGCTCGAGTACGCGCCGGTCAACAGCGGCGCTACGTACAACGTGACCGGAAGGGTGGATCGAGGAACGATGGACGAGCTCAGCCTTCACGAGCGTCAGGATTCGCGTAGGTACCTGTCGAGGCGCCGATGATGTCGATGCACGAGTCGATTGCGATTCGGGGCGTCGATGGGAGTTACTGGCCGCTGGGCGGGCCGAGGCACAACGATCGAGATGCGTGGATTCGCCACGGTCTTAACGGTGTGTTCAAGCGCGCCCCGCGGACTCCTACTCGCACGTCTCGCGCGTATCAGATCGGCTCGACTCCTCGAATGACGAAGACCGAGGAGCGTCTGGTCGACTTTCGGGTTCGTCTCGAAGGTCGCACCAGGCGCGATCTCGAAGAGCTGTTCGTGGCGTGGAACGAGGCGTGGGACTTCGACGCCGACCTCGAAATGCTCACCCGCTCCGAAGCGTACGGCGAGCGGACACTCCGGCTGCGTCTCGATCGTGAGATGCAGCCGGATGTCGGCACGTTCTCGATGCAATCCAATCGGATGGAAATCGAGATGGTCGCCGTCGCCTGCTGGCCGTTCCTGACCTCGGGCGTCGACACGATCACGAAGAACTTCGGCATCGGCACGACGAATCTCGAATTCGAGATCGACAACAAGACCGACGTGCCGCTGTGGATGGAATGGGGCGGCGACCCGATGACGTCCCTGCAACTTCCCGATGCGCTGTCGGGGCGCATGGTTCCCATTCCGGCGCAGACGAACGTGTGGAAGGTCCGCACCCGCAAGACGTTCGAGACGCTGTCGTCGGCGGATGGCACCAACCAGCTACCCGCTCTGCGTGGCCTGTCGTTCATGTACGAGATCCCGAAGCGGGTCATGAAGCCCGTCAAGCTGCCGGTCGTCGTCACTGCGTCGGCGCCGGGTCAGATTCGCGCGATCATGCGCCGTAATCACGAGATGCCGTGGGGGTGATCTGTGGTCTACAGCCTCGATGAGGGTCTACGGATCATCGATGAGCAGTTCGAGCAGGATCAGCGAGATGCCAACTCGCCGCCGCGGATTCACATCCGCGACAAGTCGCTGAGCTACGTCGGCGACGTCGAGGGCTTCAACAACTACTCGTGGGAAGACATCTGCAACGACGCCGGCGAGGCATGGTTCGAGCTGCCATCCGAGGACGACCTGTCCAAGTGGTTGCTCGAGCAGCCCGTCGACGCAGACATCTTCCTCGTCTTCGAGACGAAGTGGAAGCGGGAGACCTACAAGGTCTACGACATCGAGACCGACGTCGACGAGAACGGCATCGAGGTTGTGCGGCCCGTCGCGCTGCACATCTTCGACGAGACAAAGCATATCCGGTGCTGGCCGAACACCATGTCGACGATCCTGATCCAGGTACCCAAGGTGGACCTGCAGGCGGGCAACTCGATCGGCGTCGTCAAGGGTTACATGTTCCGGAACCTGTGGCGTGAGCAGGCGTCGTTCTGGATTCCCGGGTTCGACATCTGGTCACCGGCCAACTGGCGCGCGAACTTCCGCAACGCCGAGTGGCCGATGGTCATGCTGCCGCTGCTCGAATCGGAGAAGAAATCCGAGTGGTGCGTCCTGGGCGCGCGCATGGACAACTTCTACGACCTGGTCAAGCCGACGCTCGAAGATGCTGGCCTGCAACTGACCGCAAAACTGTGGCTGCCAGGCGATCCGCAGCCCGCGCCGAACCATATGACACTCGACCGGCCGACGATCGTGTTCGACGTCAAGCAGCGCAAACCGGTCTCGGGCATCACGGGAACGATCCTCGACGCGATCCGCGACCTGCTGCGCATCATCCTGCCCGACGGCACGACCGAGCAGGTCACGATCGCCGATCCGAACACCGACCCGTCGTCGATCACCGGCGACACCCCGTACGTGATCTGGCGCAAGGATCAGCACCTCGGACTGCGGTCGAAGATGACGATCCATAAGCCGCTCGAGCACACGATCACCACGGGCGGAAAGTCGCCCGACGCCATCAACCAGGGCGCCAAGCTCATCTCGAACATCCTGCTCGGCATGCTCGGCCAACTCATCGGCATGCCATGGCTGACTCTCGGCATATTCGACAAGGCCGTCGAGGACATCATTCTCGCCTGGGCGATCTTCACCGACTTCAACCGCAAGGCGGCCATGGGTCGGTACGCGCACAAGTCCGGGTTCGAATCCGGCGGGGGAGTGGCGGTCTCGCCATCCGGCCTGCAGACCGGCCGCGTCGGCCTGTTCAAGGCGCGCGGTTACGTCAGCTTCGCCGCTGCCGTCGACGACGCGTCGCCGTACATGCTCGGCAAGCACGTCGACGTCGGCCAGCACTGCGGATTCGAGATCGCAGACAAGGTGTGGCTGTCGAACATCGCCAGCGCCAAGCAGACCGGCTCCCGCGAGGACCCGCCCATGTGGACGATCTCGGTCGGCGACTACCGCCAGCAGGAACCGCCCGGAACCACCGCACTCCGACATCTCGAAACCTTCGCTGGCGCACTACAACAGCACGCCAGCTCCATCTAGGAGGATCTGTGGCCGACATCGAAGCCGTGATGCGCGACGAGGGCATGCACCCGCTCGCGTACCTGTTCATGCATCCGCCGTCGAACGGCGAGGATTCGCCGCCGATGAAGTTCGAACCGGACGCGATGAACTCGCTCGGACGTCATCTCGAGCGCCAGGGATTCGAGCAGGTGCGCGAATCCCTCGATCGCTACGACCCGCCTCAGGTCGGCGCGATTCATCCACACAACCCCGGCAAGTGGACGGCCAAGACTCGGCCCGAGCCGACCGTCGCCGCTGATCCCCTCGCGCAGGTGAAGGCGAAGCTGGAAGAGCTACCTCCCACCGAGCGTGGCGCATTCGTCCAAGACCTGCTGACAGCGTACGCGGGCCCGACCGAGGAATACGAGGAGGGCCAGTGACCGCACCGCGGTTCTACCCGCTCGAACGGGGCGTGAGCTACGAGTCGCCGTTCGGCGCACGCGTCAACCCGGTCACCGGGCGTCGCGAAGGCCACATGGGTCAAGACTTCGGCTACCCCGGCGGCAGCGAGGGCCGAAAGATCTACGCCTGCCAAGGCGGCATCATCCAGTACATCGGTGCTGCAACGGGCTTTGGTCAGTGGATCGTGATCGATCACCCGACCGAAGCCGGTAGCGGCACAACGGTGTATGGCCACATGTGGGATGCGTTCGCGACCGGGTTGAAGCGCGGCCAGTGGGTCGACGCCGGACAGCACATCGGCTATGTCGGTGCGAACGGTCAGGCCACGGGGCCGCATCTGCATCTGGAAGTGCACCCGTCGATCTGGCTGCCAGGATCGCAGATCGACCCGCTGCCCTGGCTGGCAGGCGCGCTGTGGCCCGGTGACTCAGTCCCGGCCGCAGCACAGCCCGACGAGTCCGCGCTGTGGGACGACGTGCTCGAGCAGTTCCTGGGGCCGCGCTGATGGACGCCCAGACGCTCGCGAAAGCGATGGACAACCGTGTTCCGATGGCACGGTACGAGGAACTGGCACCGCACTTCAACCGCGCACTGATTCAGGCCGGATGCACGACGATCTTGCGAGTGACGATGTGGTGCAGCCAGATCGGTCACGAGTCCGGCGGTCTGAAGTGGATGGAAGAGATCGCGGACGGCTCGGCGTACGAGTGGCGGAAGGATCTCGGGAACACGCAGCAGGGTGACGGGCGGCGGTTCAAGGGCCGCGGTCCGATCCAGGTGACCGGCCGCAACCACTACGCCAACCTCTCGCGATGGGCGCACCAGAAGGGCTACGTTGACAGCCCAACGAAATTCCTCGACGAGCCGACACTCTTGTCGCTGCCGGAGTACGGATTCCTCGGCGCGGTCTGGTACTGGACCACCGAGCGACCGCAGATGAATGCACTCGCCGACGCCGAAAACCTGATCGGTGCAACGCAAGCCGTCAACGGCGGCCAGCACGGTATCGACGACCGACGCAAGTTCTACTACCGCGCGCTCGCACTCGGCGACGCGCTCCTACCCATTGAGGAGTTCGACATGGCAGCAGCAGACGAAATTCAGAACCAGCTACTCGGACCGGACAGCAAGGACGAAGGCCGCGGCTGGCCGCAGCTCGGCGACTTCCTACGCAAGCGCCGCAGCCTCGTCGACGCCGTCGGGCGGTTGCTTCAGATCGGCAACTTCCAGGTCGGACAGCTCGACCGCGTCGAGAAGAAGCTCGACGCATTGTTCGAGGCGAACAAGACCCCCAACCCGGCACCGCGCCCCACGACGGAAGGCAAGTGACATGACCACTCTCAACGCAGGACTCGAAGCACTCCGCGATCTCGTCGCCGAGCAGCCCCTCGTCAAGCGGTACAGCAACACGATCACTTCACTGGTCGGCCTCGCGATTAACGTCATCTGGGTGCTCGTCAGCCTCGGCGTCGACGTCCCCGAGCAGACGACAGTCGGTGTCGCTGTCGCCATTCAGGTGCTCGCCACCATCGGCGTGCGACTCACTCCGAATGGCGTGACCGAGAAGCAGGTAGCTGAGATCGAGGAGTACGTCGGACGCCACCGCGCGGAGGACTGATGGCAGAACTGCTGGCCAGTGTCCCCATCGGGGACGTAGGAGCAGGCGCTTTGCTTGTCCTCGTCGTACTGCTACTGCTATCCGGCCGACTGATCACCAAGGCGCAGCACGACCGCGAGATGGCAGCCAAGGATAAGCAGATCGACAAGCTCTACGAGTTGCTGGATACCGAGCAAGGCATCTCTTCGGAAGTGTCAAAACAGAACACGGCGCTACTGCCTGGCGCGAACCTCGCCACCCACATCGCCGAAGCGCTCCACGAGATCGCCGACAAGCAGGTGACGTGATGTGGCCGTTCAGCAGAAAAAAGGCGGGGAACGAAAGCGCCATTCGCAGCCTGGATGAGCAGCTGTCGGAACGCCGCGAGCATCTCGCCGAGGTCAAGAAGAAAACACCGGAAGCTCAGCGCGCGGGAGCACGAGCGCAAGAGCTGGTGTCCGCAAACGGATTCACAACCGCGATCGCGGTCTCGATGGAAAGAAGGTAGCTGGTGTACCGAGCTATTGCAGCATCGGCTACGACGCTTGCGGTTGGCGCTGCGCTGGCGGCGGCATTCGAGGCGAAACAGGCTGGCGATATTTTGCTGCTCGTTGCGGCAACAGCGTCGTGGGTGTTCACCATTCTGTATGCGACGCGGTCGCGGTGGCGGCTGCTGAACGCGGGCCGCTCGCTGCTGTACGTGATGCTGTCGCTGTCGATTGTGTTGACGCAGAACGCCGCGTCGATCTACCTCGGCTCGAACTACCTGGGCCGCGGCGTGATCCGCGTCGAGATGTACTGGTGCCTCGTTGTTGCAGTCACCGCAATGACGTTCGTCTTGGTCCGGATACAGCGTTCCGAGAAGCGCACCGACTGCCCAAAGGGCAGCAAGGGTCGCGATGGGAGGTGACAGATGACCTCTCCCGACCACTCAACCGGCACGCAGCCGAACACGGGCTGGTCCGACGTCTCTGAGATGGCGACGGACTTCACGAAGAATGGATTGATCGGAATCCTCTTTGGAGGATTCGCGAATGGACTGGCAGGCTTCATATCCTCGCTCGTTGGCGGCATCTTCGGAGGCACAGGCGGCGGCGGACTCGGAGACCTGATCGGCGGACTTCTCGGCGTCAAGAACAAAGTGAACCACGTCGCCGACGTCGAGATCCCACGCGTGGACAACCGCATCGACGAGCTCGCCGGCGGCGTCACCCAGTTCACGTTCGCGCAGTCGGGGACGTTCACGAAACCAACAGGCGCAACACGCATTCAAGTCACACTGATCGGCGGCGGGGCTGGGGGTGCTCGCTATCAGCGCACAGTCAACCCAGGCGGTGGTTCTGGTGGGTGGACAAAATGGTACGAGTTTCTGGCGGCCGAGGTTCCCTCATCGGTCGCAGTCACCGTCGGTCCAGGCGGAGGCGGTGGCATCAGCGACGGCAGCCTCGGCGCTTCGGGCGGGGCCAGCGCCTTCGGGTCACTCCTCAACGTCGGCGGAGGTCGGTGTCAGCCGAGCGGCGCAATTCCAGGATTTGGAACTGAGCTGTACTACAACGGCTCTGGCGGCAAGGGGTATTCGGAATCGGGCGACGGTGCGCGCCCTGGCGGAAACGGCCCATTTTCCCCAGGCGGTGCCGCTGGCACTACGTCGAGCAAGAATGGCGAGAACGGCGTACCAGCGCCGGAAGGGCTTATCGGACCGGGGTCTGGCGGTGGCGGCGGCGAGAGCGTGTCGGGTGCGTCGGGCAACGGCGGGCATGGCGGCTACCCAGGCGGTGGCGGTGGCGGTGGCGCCAACTACAACTTTGCCGGAACCATCGGCAATGGCGGCAATGGCGCAGCAGGCCTTGTCGTCGTGCGCGTCTACTTCAACTAGGAGACCTCAATGGCGACAGCAACTCTCGTCGAAGAATCGATGTCCTGGTGGCAGCCAGGCACCAACCTGTACCGGCTATCCGAACCGTTCCAAGGAAAGGAGTACGTCGCTGTGACCGTAGCCCCAACCGGAACGGCGGTCATGCCCGCGACCGAGTCGGGAGCGTCGGTGGCTGCGCCGAATGAGATAGGCCTGGTGGCCTACCGTAGCGAGTACCCGCCGATCCCGCACGACGAGATGCTTCAGCGACTTGGCTATCAGGTCAAGTGATGACGCTGTCTTCGGTGGCAGTCACACGCGAACAACTAATAGAGCTTTTAGCTGACGACAGCTCGCCCGATGCAGTTTGGGTGTGCAGCGACACCGGAGCGAAATCTATCGTCCAGGCTCCATCGTCCGAGCAGCTCGATGCGCTGCGGTCGACAGACTCATGGCCGATGTACCTCATCCGTGTCGACATGGCCGAGAACTTCCTACGGGAATACGGGCTCGACGGTGCCGTGACAGCACTCAATCGAATATTCGCAACAACACAAACCCCTCGGGCGCGCTCACGCGGCTTTGCATCAACTTTCTGGCGCAGATAGGAGCACCATGAGCGGACTCGGATTCGCACCGGAACGCGGCGTGCCGCTGTATTTGTCCGAGGGGCAGGACTTCCTGCACGAGGAAGAGCACGAGACGGGGCAGTGGCCTTCTGGCACCTCGGCGCGCATCTCGTTCACGGGTGGGCCGGTGTGGTCCGGTGTGATCGAGGGGCGTTTCATCCGCTGGCGAGTCGAAGCAACCGGCACGACAGCGGCTCTCGTGCCTCACGGAACGAAGTACCGCATGTTCCTCACCATTCCCCGCGACGGCGGGCTGACCGACGACTGGGTGTGGTTCTCCGGTCAGGTCCAGCGAACCGACTAGAACCAACCTCCATCGTCGACAAGGAAGAATCTCATGCCACTGACAGCACAGTCCAAGGAAGACATCGCGATCTACGCCGGGTCGCTCGGCTCGTGGATCTCACTGCACACCGCCGATCCCGGCTCGTCGGGTGCCAACGAGGCGTCGGGCGGAACGTACGCGCGCAAGCAGACGACGTGGGCAGGCGGTCCGGTAGACGGCACGATCGCCGGGTCCGCAGTCACCATTCCGGTGCCGGCGGGCACGTTCGCGTGGGCAGGCATCTGGTCGGCGCAGACCGGCACCACGCGCTTCGTCGGGTCGATCCCCATCGCGTCCACACAGCTCGGCGCGCCGGGTGAGATCGTCGTGACGCCGACGGTGAACGTCGCGGGATAGCCGTGCGCACACTGCCTGCGCCGACCCGTGACAGCGGCGCGCGGCTGCCGACCGTCTCGCGCCGTCGCTCGGTGCTGCCGAAGCCGTCGCATCGACTGCTGACTCCTCGCGATGTGCCGCCACTGCCCACGCTAAGAGTAGTGGTCGCGGCAGACATGGTTGTCGTCGTTCGGTCGGCTGCCGAGACTCGCGTGACAGCTCGGGTCACGGCCGCCCTCGTGGTCGACGTCGTCGGGTCTGCGTCGGCGCGGGCCGATGGCGGACGCAAGGAAGCCGACGCGGACCTTGCGATCGTCGTATCGTCGGCGGCCACAGCGGTTGCGCGTTACCGCCGCACCGCACTGTCGGAAGTTACCGTGTCGACGGCGGCTCACGCGGCAGCTCACGCACGCGCCGATCTCGCTGTTGCCGTTGCCGCAGCGGGGGAGCTGTTCATCCGCGCAAATGTCGACGCCGTCCTCTCCGTCAATGTCACAGTCACCGCCGAGATCGTGGCGATCGGCGGCCAGATTCCGGTCGACGCCAACCTTGACATTGCCGTGGGGCAGCAGGCGTCGGCGGTCGGTCGCATCTACCGAGATGCGTCGCTCGCCGTTGACGTGACGGCCACGGCAGAGCGTCTGATCCGCATGGCCGCCAGCGCGGTGCAGAGCATCGCTGTCAGCTCAGCGGCCACCGTCAAGGTGCCCGTGAAGGCGGACCTCGGCGTCACAGTGTCGGCGACAGCCGACGCACGTCTGGCGTTCGACAATAGCGGCCTGACGAAGAACGACACACAGGAAGTCGCGTCGGGAACTACGGCGGCGCCAGCGTGGACTGTCGTTGCGCCCTGGGTGGTCCGCAGTGGATTCGCGACAACGATCATCGAGGACAACGGGATTCGCGTGCCAGCAGGGGTGACCGTCAACATCACCTACCGAGTGCCGTTTAGCTCGCAGCCAGGGCCGTCCGCGTACACGTACTCACGGCTGACGAACGACGGCGTCGAGATCCCGAACTCGGTCGTCTCCAATAGCGGCTACAGCGACGCGGCAGCGCTGACCTTGACCGGACTGGTCGGCACGGGCGGCATCGTTCGCGTCGAGGCGTACGGCAATAGCTCGACAGCCCGTCGCACCGTGACCGCCGCTGCGTACATCGAAATCATGCGAGCTTGAACGCTCGTCTGCAAAAGCGCCCCATCTCCCACAGCGGAGGTGGGGCGCATTCTGTGTTCGGGGCAAGAAACGTTAGTTACGCAAACAATAGAAAATCCCACTAATAGACCACTCAATGGGCTTGCGTTAGCACTCAACAAGGTGCTAGACTCTAGTCATGACAAACCCCAAGAACCTCCTCCTCGAGACCATCACCGCAGCCGGCTACCAGGCCAGCGACTTCGACCTCAAGGCCACGCTCAAGCGGATCGCCAACTACAACGACGCAGTCGCCGAGGGTGAGTACGAGGGAGAGGTCCTCGACATCGAGACCGCCATCGAGTGGCTGGACGAGACCAGCAACTTCCCCACCTACGTACTCGCGAAGTTCTGA